AATAATAAAAAAAATTTGCTAATTAAATATTTTAAATATATTATAGGACACAAGGAATACAAACCTGTAAAAACATTACCCTCATTGTCAATATTAAGAAATATGGGTATTGACACCGATACTGTTAAAGACAAAGCAGAAAGGTTAAGAAAGTATAATTTACGCAAAAAAATTGAGTTTGATATTGAGCAAGAACAACAAGAAAAAAAACAATTGTTAATTTATATTGATAAATATGGTCAAGATGAAAAATTCTGGGAATTTAGTGCTTTGTCAGTTTTCTTAACGGACAATCCATTTAATGAAAGTTATCAATATTGTAATACGATATACAATGATGTACAAGAAGGATGTTTATGTACACTTGTTGGTGTTATTGCTAAAATTCAAAAGAAAAAAGACCGATATAAAAATCAATTCGCATTTATCAATTTATACTCAACAAACGGTATTATAGAGGTGACTGTTTGGAGTTCAGTATATAAGAGATATATTGATTTTCTCAATAGAGGCGAGAGAGTGGTTTTAAAGTGCTGTAAAAGATCAAAGGATTGTTGTGAGGTACAAGCTGTTAAATCATATAACAGATGGTTATTTGAAAAAAGAAATACATTAGACAAGAAGGAGGTGGGTTAATGTCAAACAAAGATATTATGTGTTTTCAAGCTGAAATATGTCAAGAACGATATTATAATGAAAATTCTTGTTGGGGAGTTTATACATTTAAGACACAAGACGAAATTAAATACTTTAACGGAAATCCAAAAGAATATATAAGTGATGAAGGTAAATCAACATATTATTATTCTGTTTTATGTGGTGAAATGCAGCAATTGTTTGGTGGATGTATATATAGCGTTGAAGCTACTCCTGTATATAATAAAAAATATAATTGTTGGCAATATCAACCTCTGTCAGTTAAAGAAATAAATCAATGTTCAGAAAAAAACCAATATAATTTTCTTGTATCAATTTTATCTGAAAAGCAAGCAGATTCTTTACTTTCGGTATACCCTGATATTGTACAAAGGGTGATGAAAAATAAAGATGTTGACATTAATAAAATTAAAGGTATTAATGATGACAAATGGCAACTATGCAAACAGAAAATCATCAATAATTATAGTATGAAAGATATTTTGGCACTATTATCTCCTTATGGTATTAGTAACACTATATGTCAAAAACTAATATCTCTTGAAAGTCAGCCTGAATTGTTAAAACAAAAGATATTTAAAAATCCTTATGTAATTACCAAAGTAAAAGGGTTAGGGTTCAAAAGGGCTGATGGAGTAGCTCTCAAAATAAGACCAGATTTAAAAAAATCACTTGAAAGAGTTACTGCATTTCTTAAATATTATTTTAGTGTACTTGGCGAGGAAAGTGGTGATACTTATATAGATTTTCAAAAATTAAGAGAAGATGTCATTGACAATATTCCAGAGTGCATTAATGAATTTGATGATTTTATAACTTCACAAAGGCAGTCTAAAAACTTTTTATGGATTGACAATAACAATGTAGGGTTGAGGAAATATTACGATAAAGAAATGGCTGTTCTTGAAACTGTTATAAATTTAGATAATGGAACTGTAATGAATATTAATGAAAGTTATGTGGATAAAGTAATTCGGGATGCTGAATTATCGCAAGGATTTGAGTTTGATGCGACACAACTTGAGGTAATTAGAGGTTCATTAAATAAGCCTGTCGTGCTAATTACAGGTAAAGCAGGTACAGGTAAGACGAGTATTACAAGAGCTTTACTTGATATTTACACATATAATAATATGGAAATTAGATGTTGTGCATTATCAGCTAAAGCAGCTCAACGAATTACAGAAGCCACAGGGTATAAAGCAAGTACAATTCACCGTTTATTAAAATATCAACAAGATAGTGATTCTTCAATAGAAGAGCAGTTTAAATATAATTCACATAATCCTTTGCCAATTGATGTTTTATTTATTGATGAGTTTTCTATGATTAATGTGCCATTGGCATTGTCAATATTGTCAGCCGTTAAACAAGGTACAAGAGTAATTATCTGTGGTGATAATCGACAACTTCCTCCAATTGGCTACGGTAATGTTTTTAATGACCTTTTAGAATTTTCAAATAAGTTCACTATTTATAAACTACATAAAGTACATAGGCAGGCTGAAAAGTCTGGTATTTTAACTAATGCCAATAAGATAAGAGATGGTATTGATCCTATTCCTCGTAAAGAAATGCGGATGGTAGTTGGCAACAATAAAGATTTAATTTATCAATTCCGCACCAATAGAGAAGGTTTAAGGGATATAGGCATAAAGTCTTATTTAAACGCTGTTAATAAATTTGGAATTGACAATGTAGTGATAATCACCCCACGAAAGAGTGATTGTATTAACTCCACTGCCGAAATTAATCAAATTATTCAAAATAATTTATTGCCAAATGCACCCAGCGTTAAAACTATTAATGGTATATTAAAAGTGGGTGCAAAGGTGATTCAAAGAGTTAATAATTACGACAAAGATGTTTTTAATGGTGAAATTGGCTATGTTACAAGTATTACGCATATAAAGCAAGATAAGACGAAAAAACAAAGTAAGAGTATATGTGTGTCAGTTGAATACAATAATTTATTAGATGAAAACTTAAAAAAAACGGTTAATTACATTGATTCAGAAGTGAATGAAGTGCAACTTGCTTATGCTTTAACAGTGCATTTAAGTCAAGGTAGTGGTTATGACTGTGTAATTGTCATTATAGACAATACCGATTACATTTTATTAGACAATTGTTTATTGTACACTGCTCTTACAAGAGCTAAAAAGAAATGTATGCTTTTAGCAGAACCCTCAGCATATAAACAGGCATTAAGAAAAAATCATTCATTAAGTAGAAAAACATGGTTAAATCTATTGACAAATTAATATGTATGGTGTACAATATATATTGTAAATCACAAGAATACAAATGACGGTCACCTCTTGATTAAATTGATAATGATCGTCTAAATATTTAACGAATAATACACATATTGTTAGAATTTAAACGATATGTGATGTATTATTTTACCTATATTAACCGTCATTTGTAATTAGGCTAAATGTATTATGGAATATATTATGGAACATAAATTAAAAAATGTAATTAAGAAAGGTGATTGAATGAGGCAAAAAATTGAACTTGTTACACTTAAGGATGTGTCTGATTTTACAGAGGCTGTAAGTCAGATTGACGAAGAAGTAACTCTTATCGGTAAAGACGAAAACGGCAAAGATTGGTCTATCAGTGGCAAATCATTTCTTGCAAGTCTTGTTCTTGCAAACGGTGTTGAGAGAGCAAAAACCAAAGCAGCACATAATGTTGATTGGAATACTATTACTTGTGTGTGTGACAAGGATATTTACTCAGTAATTAGTAAGTGGGCAGTAGGCTCAGTTATGGAGTAAGCTATGGAAAACAAAATACATAGAACAGTAATGTTACACATTCAGCTTCAGCGAGATGATTTTGACGATTTTCTTCACATAGCAGATGAATTAATGAGTGGCATTATTGAGGTGGCACAGGGTAAGGAAGTGTTGTCCGGTAAAAGTCTACTTGGATTAATGCTTATAGACACAAGTAAGCCACAAACACTTATTATCAGAGGTTTTTTCACTGATAATTATGTGGATAAATTTAGAAAATGGGAAATTAAGGAAGGGTGATTATATCCGATTTGGTAAGAAGATAGCAAGTTTATGGGTAATGTTAGGTATGATGTTTGGCTTTTCGGCTTGTGGAGAACCAAACATCTCCACCCCTGACACTGCAACACGAGACACAGCCACTAAAGATACGGCAGTCAAATCAACAACGCAACCTACAACCGTGCATGTCACAACAGAACCAACAACAGTAAAACCAACTGAGAAAACTAAAAAAGACAAGAAGAAGGTTAAAACAACCTCTCCTCCTACAGAACCGCCAACAGAAAAAGTTGAAGTTCAAGCAGAAACAAAAACTATTACAAAATTAAATAATACATATAACACATCGTCAGATGAGGTAGATTTGTTGGCAAGAGTAATTTATTGCGAAGCGGGTAATTGTAGTGAGTATTGTCAATGGTTGGTAGGTTCAACGGCAATGAATTTAGCTGACAGTAACGGTGGACTGAGGGCAGTAGCTTTTGATTATAATACATTCAATGTGGCAGGTATTCTTTACACAAGAGATCCGAGTGAGTTGTCTTATTCGGTTGCTCAAAGGATATTGAGTGGTGATAGAGATTATAATGTCACAGCGTTCAGAATGAGTTATTATCATTCATTTGGAGCACCGTATGCAGTGGTAGATAATGTTTATTTCAGCAGTTACTAAACGGAGGCAATGATGGCTGTTAAATCAATTGTATTAGTTCTCGGAGCTTCAGGCTCTGGTAAGGATTACTTAGTAGACAAAGTTTGCAAGGAATATAACCGCAAAAAGGTTGTGTCTTATACGACACGACCAAGAAGAGATAATGAATCTCCAAACTCACATATTTTTGTGACAGATGAGGAATTTGATAAACTGACCAATATCGTGGCTTATACCGAGTTTAACGGTTACAGATATTGTGCAACGCAACAGCAAATTGATGACGCTGATTTTTACATAATTAATCCGAGAGGATTTGAAGATTTCAAAAATAATTATAAAGGCGACAAACTAATTGACTCTGTGCTAATAGATTGTCCTGCTGTTGAAAGATTCTTGAGAATGAAGAAAAGGTATAAAGACAGCAAAACAGGGACTGTAAAAGCTATGGAGCGTATTATAAACGACCGTAAAGAGTTTAAAGATATTGAAGAAAAAGTTGACTATGTAATCTCAAATCGCACTGAGGAAGATGCTCAAAAATGTATGTTCTTTCTCAAAGCAATGTCAGAAGCTATAACACCATGTTTTATAACACAGAATGGGTAAACAAGTCTGTAGAAGGACAGGCAAAATATGACAAAGAGAAAATACAATGAAGTTAATAGAGGTGAATTAAATGATTGATTGTTCTAAAACAGAATTCTATATGACTGAAAAAAATCGAATGACAAAAGCATATGAATCAGGAGTTTGCAGAATTAGATGTGAAAATTGTCCGTTAGATAAAGTAAATAACGGGAAACATGTTTCTTGCATGCAATTAGAATTAAAATACCCAAAATGGGCTATTTTAATTGTTCAGGGGTGGAGCAATGCTAATCCACAAAAAACATACTTGTCAGAATTTCTGCGAAATTATCCAAATGCCAATCTTAATGATGCTGGAGTACCTGACGGTATCTGTCCATATATGTTAGGATTGAGCGATAATCACGATTGCAAGCGTTCATGTATTGAATGCTGGAATCAGCCTATTCCTATTGAGAAAGACGAAGAGTGATAACAAGAGATAGCCTTGAGAAGTATCTTGATAGCGGAGTTTTTCACAAAGAAAATTAATGAAAGAGGTGTAAAAATGATAAAGTATGAAAGTGTTTGTAATTCTGATGTGTTTGATGAAATCAAGAGTGGGGAAACTATCTTTTTGCTCGACAGGGCAGCAAACGATGTTAGATGGGTAAATGATATGAGTATAGATAGCCTTGTAAAAGTTTTTAAGCACGACAATAAAGATAACAGATATGAGTTTTATAAGGAAGTGAAAGTAGATGAGAGTCTATCAGTGTGATAGTTGTTACAAAATTATCGAAAATCCGTACACAATTAAAATGAAGGAGTTTTATGTAGGGATTGACACTGAATACTTTACTCGGATTAAAACTCTTGTCAAAAGTAAGAGAAAAATTAAAATACAGCTATGTGACGATTGTTATAAAGGCTTACATTTTATTGCTGAAAAAAAGGAGCGGGATATGGATTGACAGCTAAAGAAATTAACAGATATTAAGTTTAAAAATCAACAAAAGGAGAATTTAAATGGCAGAATATCATGTTGGTTGTGGTGCTTTTGGCATATACGCTGGCACATTAAACCATAAAAACAAATATATGTGGCAAAACAAATCTGAAGTTACAGATGAAGCAATTGGAGCTGTTAGAGATTATATGGTAAATAAATTGTTGGGTGGATTTTCTTCCCCAAAGCAAATCTCAAGTGGGTATGAATGGGATTTAAAGGATGGTAAAACAGTAGAGTTGCGAATTACAATCAAAAATAAAGACTAATACAGGGTTAAAGGTAACAATAAAAGGGGGGGTGATGCGTATGCTTTGAATTTACTGATAGTAAAAAATAAATAGGAGGAATTGAATGAAACAATTTGGAAAAACAGTGTATGTCAGCCACAAATACGGTGGCGACAAAAATAATCTCAAAGAGGTTGAAGAAATTATTAAAACGCAGCAAAAGAAACATCCGAATTATATGTTTATTTCACCGTTACATATGTTTAGCTTTCTGTACAACGATATGTCTTATGAAGATGGGCTTGAACTTTGTCTGTACCAGCTTGCCGAGTGTGATGAAATATGGGTGACAGGCGAGAAATGGTACGATTCAACAGGTGTTATCAAGGAAATTGAGTACGCAAACGCACATAAAATTGATGTTTTATTCGTAACAAACGCAGAAGATAATCCACACAAAATTGAAGGTTCTGCTGATTACATTAGGGGTTTTGCTAAAGGTGTAAAACTTGGCAAAAAAGAATGGCAAGAAAACACGAGTAAAAAAAATAAAGTCGCATACATAAATGAAGATAACATTGTTCGTACATACATCTCTCATTTTCCTTTTTCTTTTGTTGTCAAATGCCCTTTCTGCGAGCTTGCACATAGAATCACACTTCACGATAAAAACCCAGCGAGAATATCTTGTAATAATTGCCATAATTTATTTGATTTTAGTAATCTTACATATGGTGATATTCTCTGAAAGTATAGGTGATTAAATGAAAGTAATTAAACGAGATGGTCGAGAAGTGGATTTTGACCGCAATAAGATTATTTCTGCAATTGGAAAAGCAAATAGTGAATCTCATATAAATCATGAAAAAACATTGTCTGATGATGAAATTAAAAATATTGCTACAAGAATTTATGATAAACTCAGACGAAGTAAGCGAATTTATTCAGTTGAAGATATACAGGATTTAATTGAAGAATACATAGATAAATACGGTTGTTTTTCTTTGGTAAAAAGATACACACTTTACCGATACAAGCAGAGTCTAATCCGTAAGAAGAACACTACTGACGATGCAATCCTTTCACTGATTGATTTAAGCAACGAGAACATCAAACAGGAAAACTCAAATAAAAATCCCACTATCATTCCTACTCAGCGTGACTATATGGCAGGTGAGGTCAGCAAAGATTTGACTGATAGAGTTTTACTTCCTCAAGATATTGTTGAGGCTGACAGAGAAGGAATTATTCATTTCCACGATAAAGATTACTTTGCACAACATACTTATAATTGTTGCTTATGTAATCTTGATGATATGCTCCAGAACGGAACGGTTATCAGTGGCACTATGATTGAGAAACCACACAGTTTTTCAACGGCTTGTACAATTGCAACACAGATTATTGCTCAGGTTGCCAGCAGTCAATATGGCGGACAGAGTATCAGTCTTACTGCTCTCGCACCGTTTGTGAATATTAGCCGACAGCACATTAAAGATGAGTTGAGAAGAGAGTGGAGTCAGTGTGGATTTGAAACTGACGAAAATAAGATTGCCGAGATAGCCGAAGAAAGACTTCAAAAGGAAATCAACAAAGGTGTTCAGACAATCCAATATCAAGTGGAAACACTTTTGACAACTAATGGACAAGCTCCTTTTATCACAGTCTTTATGTATCTTAATGAAGCCAACAATGAGCAAGAGAAACACGACCTCGCTATGATTATTAAAGAAACACTTAATCAAAGATATAAAGGCGTTAAAAATGAAAAGGGTGTGTGGATTACACCTGCGTTTCCAAAGCTTATTTATGTACTTGAAGAGGACAACATTACTGAGGATAGCAAGTATTGGTATCTTACAGAGCTTGCCGCAAAATGTTCAGCTAAACGACTTGTACCTGATTACATTTCAGAAAAGGTGATAAAAAAGCTAAAAGAAGGAAATTGTTTCCCTTCGATGGGTTAAACGGCTCATCTAAAACTCCGTGAACATAAATCAAAATGGTGTGCATTACACGAATAGGAACTGTAGGAAATGACAGTTAAGTAGTGTGCTAACAGGGGACTTTCGGGGTGAAACTTAGACTTGAACTATCCTGTGCCAAGACGCATATGCGTAAGGTCAAGAGACTATCGAAAGCATAGCACAAATAGCTTTGTGTGATGAAGTGAGTAGAGTACATCTGAATAATGATACAGATGGAAGTGCGGAGTGAGCGAGTTAGCATAATAACTCCCAAAGATATAGTCCAGACTGTTGATACCGAACAGTCAGTGTAGAAGCTTTTTATCACCGTACAAAGAAAATGGTGAATACAAATTCTATGGCAGATTCAACAAAGGCGTAGTTACAATCAATCTTGTTGATGTAGCCTTATCGTCAGGCAAAGATAAAGAGAAGTTTTGGAAGATTTTCGATGAGAGATTGGAACTGTGTCATAAAGCCCTCTTGTGCAGATACGAGAGGCTGAAAGGAACAGTGTCGGATGTAGCTCCGATTATTTGGCAACACGGTGCATTAGCAAGACTTCAAAAAGGTGAAACCATTGATAAGTTGCTTGTCGGTGGTTATTCGTCAATATCACTTGGTTATGCAGGATTGTATGAGTGTGTAAAGTATATGACAGGCAAATCTCATACAGATCCGGAAGTAACACCGTTCGCACTTGATATTATGAGATATATGAACAAAAAGTGTGATGAATGGAATAAGCAACTTGATTTAGGTTTTTCGCTGTATGGTTCTCCAATTGAAAGCACAACATATAAGTTTGCAAAATGTTTACAGCGAAGATTTGGTATTATTGAAGGTATTACAGACAAGAACTACATTACAAATAGTTATCATGTAAATGTCAGAGAGCCTATTGATGCCTTTGCAAAACTGAAATTTGAATCACAGTTTCAGGCATTAAGTCTGGGCGGTGCAATTAGTTACATTGAAACTTCTAATTTGCAAAATAACACAGAAGCTGTCCTGTCTGTTATGCAATTTATCTACGACAATATCATGTATGCTGAGCTCAACACTAAAAGTGATTACTGTCAAGCGTGCGGATATGACGGAGAGATTGATGTAATAGAAAATGAAAACGGTAAACTTATTTGGAAGTGTCCAAACTGTGGCAATACAGATGAAAGTAAATTGAACATCTGTCGGAGAACTTGTGGGTTAAGTGTAAGCCCACTTTAAACCGAATAAACTGCGGGGAAGTCCCCATAACCTTAATGGCTACAACATAGCTGGAAACGGCAAGTGTGAATGCGGTATAGGATTAAATCTGTCAGTCCGATAGGATAGAAACCATAAAAACATTAAGCAAGGGATTACCGAGTGTGCAAGTCACTCTTACGCAACGAAACTCCTTAACAGGCAATGCTGATGGAGGACGCTCAACGACTATAATTTCGGGGAATTGTTTCTTATGCAAACAATGATATTGTATAGTCTACTCCCCTAATAAATATCGGGAAACCGAGGGTATAAAAGGATATAGGAACTAACTTCTGGAATCAAGGAAGAACACAAGAGATCAAAGAAAGATATGTACATTTGGGTGGCAACGACGAGTGAATTATATAAAAATCACTAAACACGACATTGCCAATGGAGTTGGAGTCAGAGTTGTGCTATGGGTAAGCGGTTGCACCATACATTGTTATAATTGTCAAAATCCTTCAACTTGGGGTTTTACAGCCGGACAACCATTTACTAATGACACTATGACTGAATTGCTTGAAGCGTTAAGTCCTGATTATATATCGGGGCTAACGCTCTCAGGTGGACACCCATTGGAACAAGTAAATCAACAACAGGTATCTAATATTGTAAAAACGGTCAAGACCAAACTACCAAGCAAAACAATATGGTTATATACAGGTTATACATACGAACAGATATTGAAATCTAAGTTTATTGTAAACGAAATCTTACCTTATATAGACATCCTTGTTGACGGTAAATATGATGAGTCACAAAAAGATATTTCTCTTGCTTGGTGTGGCTCATCAAACCAAAGAGTAATCAAAGTTCAAGAAAGTTTGAAATCAGGACAAGTAGTAACACGATAAGGAGATGGTAAATATAGATTATTTGAAAAATCCTTTTAATTATATTGGTGGTAAATATAAATTGCTGCCTCAGATTCTACCTCTCTTTCCGAAGAAAATTGATAAATTTGTAGATTTGTTCGGGGGGGGTGGAGAAGTTTCACTAAATGTGAATGCAAAACAGGTTGTGTATAACGACAAATGTAAACCACTCGTTAATATCTTCAGAAATCTTGATAGCAAATTTGTAGACGAAGTTAAAGAAATGATTGATACATACAAATTGAACAAGTTTAGTAAGCAAGAATTTCTTAATTTAAGAAGTTACTATAATACAAATCTGAAAGATAAGCTTGATAGAGAAAATGCAGTAGTTTTATATTGCTTAATTACTCACGCATTCAACTATCAAATAGCCTTTAATAAGAATAGAGAGTTTAATATGCCGTCTGGTGCAAGCAGGTCTTACTTCTCTAAGTCGTTAGAGGATAAACTTGTAAAATACATAGAAGCTATCGACAAGAAAAATATTAGTTTTTACAGTAGCGATTTCCATAATTTGAATTTAGATTCGCCAGAATTTAATAACACTTTCTATTATTGTGATCCACCTTATCTTATTACTGTTGGTGGATATGAACGAGATTATTTTTGTAAATGGTCAGAAGATTATGAGAGAGAGCTTCTTAATTTACTTGACATTATTAACTCAAAAGGTGGCAAATTTGCTTTGTCGAATGTTACAGAACACAAAGGTAAAGAAAATACAATTCTTAAAGAGTGGAGTAAGAACTACAACACACATTATCTAATCAAAGATTACAATAATTGTAACTATCAAACTAAGGTAAAAACAGGCAACAGTTCAACGGAAGTTTTAATCACAAATTATTAAAGGAGATGACGAAAATCAAAACAGCTAAAGAGTTAGAAGATACAATCAACTTTTTTACACAAACAACTGAAGATTTTCAAAACAATATTAAAAACGAATCATTGCACGACTACGAAACACAAGATATCTTACATAAACTTGAACTTGAAGATGTGTCGTATCACGACACTGCCAAACTTGGGAAAGCTTTAACGAAAGTTAGAGAGAACCGTAGAAAAGCAAAAGATAGTGTAGAACTTAATGCTCCATTAGTAGAATGGATTCAGTCACATTCTGATGCGTTAAAATCATTACAGAAAGTTCTGGGAGAGACCAGAAAAATTGAGGACAAACAGCGTAGAAGAATGTATGTCCCAAGAACGAAGATTGTCGAGGAGGTAATTCATTGATAAATACAGGGTGGGCATTTAAGCCTAATGAGAAAGAACTTCATGAAGAAAATCTTGCAATATACAAGAAACTTGCACCGAAAGCAAAATTGATTTGGCTGAACTTTTATACAAAGAAGTACGATGTTACACAAGACGATTTGCAGAATTATATGTGTTACACGCAGAAGGGATATGGTTACGGTAACATTACATACAAGGTGTTAAGTAATCCGTTCAATTTCACAGAAGATGAACAGGCTCTGATTTGCGATGGTGGCAATCTTTGTTTTGGTTATCGTAAATTGGGCAACTTAATTACGATTTATATAGATTAAGGAGATATTAATGAAGTATATGGGAAGCAAGTCTCGTATTGCTAAATATATTGTTCCAATATTACAGGAATGTATTGACAGCAATCATGTGACTACATACATAGAACCCTTTGTTGGAGGGGGTAATGTAATTGATAAGATTCGTTGTCAAGAGCGTATAGGTTCTGACATAAATCCGTACCTGATAGCATTGCTCAAAAGAGTACAAGAAGGAAAACCTTTACTTGATGAAGTGTCGAGAGATACATACAACCTTGTGAGAGATGCTTGGAAAAACGGGACAGATAAAGACAAATACGAACAGTGGTATGTTGGAAATGTAGGTTTTCTTGCTTCGTATAATGGCAGATGGTTTGATGGCGGGTATGCAAAGCCTACCAGTATAAAAACACCTAACGGTAACAAAATCCGTGACTATTATCAAGAAAGCAAGCGCAATCTTGAAAAACAAGCAAGCGATTTATCGACAGTATCATTGAATTGCATATCTTATGAGTGTTATCTTAAAACAGACTATTCAGGTGTATGCTTTTATCTTGATCCGCCATACTTTCATACGAAAGAATTTGGAATTGCAACAAACTTTGATCATATTGATTTTTGGAATTTTGCAAGAAGATTGTCAAAAAATAATTATGTATATATAAGTGAACAATATGCTCCAAATGACTTTGAAACAGTATGGTCAAAGCCTGTATTACGAAGTATTAACGCTCAAAATAAAGAACATAAAACCGAATGTTTGTTTAAATGGAAAGGAGAATGATAAATGATTCATTTTGTGAGCAGAAAACAGATTGACGCCATCATTAAAGAGTGTCAAAAGTTAGATGAGCTAATGGTACTTGTCGTAATGCAAGAAGATGGAAGTGGTTTTACTGTTGTGTGTGATCATATTGTATCGCATTGTGATGATTTGATTTACACACACATAACAAAAGGATATGCTTCGTTTGTATTTAGCAATAATAGTAAGATTGAAGTGGTTACAGACAAATACAAAGGTAAAGGTGAGAAATACAATAGTATGATTATAGACAAAAACATTGACTCGGAGCTTATTAAAACCTTCTGCGCTCCGTCCAATCTATCTTACAAAGAAAAAATGGAATTAAGAAGGAGAATGATAAATGTATATTGTACAAGTAAGACACATACAGGATAAAAACGCAAAAAGATATACATGCAAAGTCCCAGATAATGAATCTCTTAATAAAGGAGATATGGTTCTGGCACGAAATGCTAATGGCAAAGAAAGTGTTGCGATTTGTGTTACAGATAGCGAAAACCTTTCGACTAATGCCATTGATATGATTATGTGTGGTGCTGAAGTGCTGAGCGAAGTTATTGGAATATATAAAATTTATAAGTTTAAAACTGAATCCGAGATAGATTTGGAAAATACCGCAAGTGAATACACACAAGCAATGGCAAAATATTGTACAGCAACAATTCCAGAGGTGTAAAAATGGCAGATAAAACACGAGTTTTAAAAGGAAAAAATTATGAACTTGTAAACTTTTGTGAGTTTGATAAATACGCAACAAAAAGTTATTGTGCAGTTCATGGTGTGGACGAAAGTTTAAATTTAGGAGATATAACAAAGGTTGATGAAAATAATTTAAAACCATTTACTATGATATGCGGAGGAAGTCCTTGCCAAGATTTTTCAATATCGGGTAAACAGGCAGGCAGTATGTGGAGATGCAAAGATTGTCAGCATGAATATAATCCGCTTACAGTACATTTTTCCACAAGAGATAACTGTCCGAATTGTGGTAGTTGTAACCTTGATAAGACGAGGAGTTCCTTACTTGTCGAATGGTTAAGAATTATTAGGGCAAATAAACCTAAATGGGGTATTTACGAAAATGTAAAAAACATTGTGGGGAAAAAATTTAAAGAGACTTTCGATATGTTTATTAACGAACTTCACGAATACGGTTACAATACATATTGGCAAGTTTTAAATGCTAAAAATTACGGAATACCACAAAATAGAGAGCGTGTGTACTTAATTATTATAAAAAAAGAGTTAGACAATGGTCAGTTTAAATTCCCTGAACCATTTGATAACGGTGTTCGATTTAAAGATGTTACAGAAGATAGCGTTGAAGAAAAATATTATGTTAATACGCCAAAAGCAAACGAGTTAATTGAAACTTTGATTGATAGCGGAAAATTAGAAAAAGATATCTCCAACACCGTAAGAGCTGGGGGGGCGAGGAAGCATAGATCGACATCAATGGGATATGGTTCAGGTATAAAAACCGGACTATTCTCAAAGCAATGTAGTCAATTTGACAAAGAAATTGATGTCGCTAATACTTTACTCGCAAGAGATTATAAAGGATTTGGAAATCAAGCTATGAACGGAGTGATTCAATATCAAAATAAATAACATAAAGCCCATCGTATTGGGGTGTGTATATAAAAATAAAGGGCAGTTTGCAAGTGGTCGTGGTGCTGTTTATGATAGTTTATATATTTCTCCAACCATACTTACAATGAGTGGGAGGGGGTAATAAACCAATGATTATTGTTAAGGAGACAAAAATTGAAGAATCATAAAATTATTAAATACGGCACTCTCGGTGTAGGGGGCAAAAAGGAATAGTGTATTCAACGAGTGGTGTTTGCTGTTGTTTACCAGCTTCTCAATATAAAGATGCAACAAAAATATTAGTAAGGATTGACAATGAAAACAAATATAATCAAACAAATAGGCAATATAACTCCGAATCCGAATCGTGATAATCCGAGTAGAGGAAGAGTTTACAATACAGAATATATTGCTCCCACAATTAATACCTGTCAGGGGGGTAATCGACAACCGTTTATTATTGAAAGGAAGATAAATGAAAAAGATTCCGTGTGAATATAGAACAGATGAAGGTTATCGTCTGTTTAAAGATAATGTGTGTGGAACAATACGAACAATTGAATGTGGGGGGGGTAGCTGATTTAAGTTACCCAAGTAGCAAAACACGCAGAGGAAGAGTTCAAGAGTGTGGCACTATTTGCCCCACTATTACAGCAACAGAAACAGGAGTGAGAAAAATAGATAAGATAACTAATAAAGAAAACCACATCATTGACAGCCCTGTGGTAGACAAAACTCAGTACCGCATAAGGAAATTAACGCCAAAAGAATGTTGGAGACTTATGGGTTTTTCAGATGATGCTTTTGAAAAAGCAAAAAATGCAGGTATTAGCAACACTCAACTTTATAAGCAGGCAGGAAACAGTATTGTTACGCATGTTCTTTATTACATTTATGTGGAATTATATAAAACAATGCCGTATTTGTTTGATGACCTAAAAGTAGGTAGTTATTTTTCTGGCATTGGAGCTTTTGAAACAGCATTAGATATGTTATATGAAAACGAAAATGCCAATAATTTTTACATACCAGAAATAAATTTTCAGGATTCTCAGATTTAATCTCCATTAGGTAATACAGGAGAATAATGTAATAAAGGAGCATAACAATGAAAATCATCAAACAAGGCAAGCCTGAGTTGCGAATCAAACCATCAAAACCAAATACAATATCCTGTTCAGAATGTGGATGTGTATTTCAATATGATGATTATGACACACATTATGCCACAAACATAAGTTACGACTGGGAGGACGAGGACTGGGATGAATGGATTGTTTGTCCTTGGTGCAACACAGAAATTTATGGAATTTTTAATTTTGAGGAGAATTAGATGTGTAATGTATGCAAAAACTTGCCTTGCAAACCCACTTGTCCTCATGCTCTCGATCCACCAGTTATGGCAGTCTGTCATCAGTGTAGCAACAAATTAAGATATGACTATACATATTTTCGAGATAAATACGACAATATCTTCTGTTCTCGTGAGTGTGCTGAGGCGTATTACGACATTCAAGAATATGATTGGACAGAGAATGATATGGAATATACTTATCAGAAAATACCTGTGTTATGGAAAGGTCTTACTTACGACAAGTATCAAGCCAAATATGAAATAAGAGAGGAGTGTGACAATGGAAATTATTAGGCAGGGCAAACCCGAATTGCAAGTAGTTGAAACAATGTATGAAAAAGAATGTTTGAGATGTCATTGTCAATTTCGTTTTAATGTGAACGAAACACATCATGGAGACCTTATATATGATGACTGCATGTATATTCGGTGTCCGTGGTGTGGATACGAAATTCAAGAATATTTTTAAAAGAAAGATTTTAATATGTTGCAAATGCAACAGAAAGGATTTATGATGACTCGAAAAAGATTTAAAAAACTAATGTATTCACTTGGTTATCAGCGTAATAGTATTAACCAATGGATATCTCAATTCCGAAAAAAAAACGGTTCAGATAGTAGATCGTACTTATTCTACTATCTTTATTACCCATATCTTCATTATCGTGAAAATCTTGACTACTTCTTTGAGTCTGGAGAAGGCTCTTTCGATAAATGCAATGACATATTCAATACGGATTGTGATTGGGTGTTTCAACACTTGCGTCAAGCAGTAAATGAAGATGTTTTACAATCGATATTATATGAATAAATTGTTTAGTGTGGTAGTTAAATTTGCACACAGAGGTGAATGAAATGATTCAAATTATTAGAGAAGGCGATCTTAAATCACCAGTAATTAGATTTAATTGTCTTAGATGTAAGTGTGTTTTTGACGCAGATAAGGATGACTACAAACTGATATTAACTTCAGCCGATTTGGCGTATATAACAGATTGTCCGCATTGCCACAAGAGAGTGGCTCGTATGATGATAACAGATAGGAGACATATATGATTTATTACTTGACAGATAGAACTCTTGAAAGAGCAATTGAGCGTTGCAGTAACAAAAATTACAATTACCTTATTGTCCTTAAAGATAACAGAAATTTTGACGAAATTTCTATTTCAATTCTCGAACAGGCGATTATGAGCGATACATACTTAAATACTTCGTCGTATTTAACCTATGACCATATTTCTTTTAAAACAGGCACAATCGCCATCTATAAAGATTCGTTAATTACAAACGACTTTAGGGGCGTTTATGACGAAATACTCGTTGACGAATTGGTAGAAGATAGTAAATGGGAAATCCTTGCCAAGCATACAAACAGGCACGGTTCATATAAAGAGAAGTATAAGTCAAAGGAGGAGCTTAGTTTTGCATAAGAACATTGATTATGAGTCCTTACTTAGTTTTGTACAGGACAACCCTAACGCCGGCATATCACTGACAATATCAGAGAATGAATTTGACCAAGCAATTAAGACTATTATATCGGTATTGATTACCAGCGAAACACCACCAACACAATTAGTTAGCTACTTAGAATATAGAGCTCATTATATTTACATTAAGTTTGCTAACGAAGCAACGCTTGAAATAAAGACAATTGAGGGGTGATAAAATGAAAAGAAAACCTATCCCTAAACCAGTAAGACTTAAAGTATATGAAAAATACAACGGACATTGTGCATATTGTGGTTGTGAACTTGAACTAAAGGATATGCAAGTTGACCATATTGAAAGTGTTTATTGGTATAACGGTGCAAATGATATTGAAAACTACAATCCTGCTTGCAGAATGTGTAATTTTTATAAATCAACAATGCCTATTGCAGATTTCAGAAAGCAGTTAGGAAAGCTAACATCAAGACTCAAAGACATTTTTATTTATCGTTTGGCTAAGAAATATGGGTTAATCACAGAAGTTGAAAAGCCTGTGAAATTCTATTTTGAAAAGGAGGACAACCAATGAACGACTATAAAACCAGACTTTTATCCGAGTACAAAGAACTCGTAGATAGGATTAGTAAACTGAGAGTGTTTCTTAATAAATGGGACAACGGACAACTTTCGTTTGTTCCAAAGCCCTCAAGGGCAATCTATTCAAGACAACTTGAAGCAATGTGTACTTACAAGATGTGTCTTGAAAGTAGAATGCTGACAGACAAAATATCCTTTAAGGAGGTTGAAAATGTTTAAATTTAAACCATACATAACGGTTATTGGGGAAAACGGTTTAACGGTAGATTTTGAGTTGTCGCAACTCGGCACCTTTATGGCAAATAATATTGACATTGATAATGGGTTAGTTTGGTGTAATGAAGTTTATATTGAAACTAAGGCGATTGATTTATCGGTTATCGAACACAAAACTTCTCGTTTTAAGTTATTTGCCGATACTGTTACACAGATTATTCTTCATCCTTATAGAGCAAAAAGTAAATCTCTAATCTTGCATTTAGACACCGATGCCAAAGTTATACATAATAAAGACACGAACACAATTATTATTTCCAACTTATCAGATATAGAGAGGATGATGTAATGAGTAAAATAAAACAATCAACAGAGATAGCAACTAACAGATATAAAGCAAAGCCAATTTTTGCCGAAGAAAAAAAGTTTATCGAATCACGATTACCTCAAATTGCACCTCTTCCAGATGCGTGTTGGATATATGGTGGCGATACAAAAACTGTTTGGGTAGATTTATATTCTTCAGATTATTTACTGAAATTTAAAGTTGAAAATGGAGGAAAATTTTCTGTAATAAAAGACAACAGGTCTTTATTTAAAAACTACACCCCTGTGTCTCTGGAAGATACATTAGAGCGTGAAAAAGAACGAGTAAATAATTTATATAATAAATGTGTAGACAGACTATCTGATTATGTAAAAAACAATCCCCAAAAGATATATAAGATAAATCATTCAGGTGGTAAAGATAGTGAACTCACAATGGCTATTTGGAATGATATGTTAGATATTATTGGTTTTGCACCTGATTATGAATTTGTATTTTTCAATACTTCAAACGAAACAGCAGATGTATATAAAAGAATTAAGCAAATCCCCAAGATTAGGATTGTAAATCCCAAAACAGGATGGAGACAATGGATACAAAATAAGAATTACATGCTACCTTCAATATTCAGACGCTCCTGTTGTTCCGTATATAAAGAAGGACAAGCACAAAAGGTATTTGACAAAGAAGCAGAAATTGCACAGATATTAGGTGTTAGAAAGTTTGAAAGCACTAAGCGAGCAAAATATGAATTTTTTATGGATTATGATTTTAATAAATCTTTATTTGGTTCTTCGTGTTTTCCAAAAAAATGGATTAAATTAGCTCCGATTATAGATTTACAAAATATAGATGTGTGGCTACTCCTGATGATAAAGAATCTACCAATTAACCAGAGATACTTAAATGGTGCAAATAGAGTTGGATGTGTAATCTGTCCTTATTCTTCAAACTATGAAGATGAGTTAATAAAAATACATCAGCCACATCAATATGAATGGTTTGTTAAGGCTGCACAGCAACAGTATGATATAGCCACAGGTAAAAGGTTAGGGTACACCAAGCAAGAATGGGTGAATGGAGCTTGGAAAAGACCTGTATGTAAAAACACTGCTTTTCTAAAAAAGCAGCCAACCGAAGAAAATGTGAGATGGTATGCCGAACTTAAAGGACTCTCAGAAAATATGGCTAAAAAATATTTTAATAAAGTTTGTGGAAATTGTGGTTGTGTAATGAAAGAAAACAAAATTGCTATGTTTTATAAGTTATGTGGTCGCTTTGAGAATAAACCAGATAATAGAGAAGTTTTATGTGCTAAATGTTTTTGCAAACAATTTGGTATAGCTGTCGAAGAGTACAGGCAAAAAAATGTTGAATTTATAGAACAAGGATGTAATTTGTTTTGATAAAAAATACATAGAAAGGAAAACTAAATGGGTAAAATCACAATCTTACCAGAAACAACCATTGATCCAATTTCGTTAATGGGTAGACGAGCAGGTATATGTTGGGGAGCAGATATTACAGACAGCGAAAAAAACTACAAACGAGGTCTTGATTGTATTAAGTCTAATCACGGTAGAGTGTTTGAATTTGTAAACATTGAAGCAATTATTGAAGGTTACTCAGCAAGAGTAATTAGGGAATGGTATACACATATTGGTGGCAGTCCTACACGACTTCAAAGTAGCACAAGATATGTCAACTACAATAACTTTGAATACATAATTCCCAAAACAGTACAGACCGAAGAACAGAAAGCTTGGTACAACAACGCTATTGACACTATAAGCCAAACACTTCAAAATCTTGAAGAAAGTGGTGTCAAGAGAGAGGATGCCGCAATGTTACTTCCGTTGGGTATGGCGACTAAAATTGTAGACAAGCGAAATGTCAGAAATGTTATTAGTATGGCAGAACAGAGAATGTGTTCGAGAGCATATTGGGAGTATAGAGAACTCTTTAACGAATACATAAAGCAGTTAAAACTCTATTCGGAAGAGTGGGCAACACTAATTCCTATGGTTATGCAACCGAAATGTGAAACACTTGGATATTGCCCTGAGAAATACAGTTGTGGAAGAAAACCGAGAAAGGATTGATTATTATACAGCAGAAGCATTATTTAGATATTGAGAGACTTAAACCTAATTATTTAGATGCGTTTTCGGAAGGTGATGAAATTGTAATTCAAGAGAAAATTGATGGAGCGAACTTTTCAATTCGTTACGATGCCGAAAGTGATAGCATCAAAGCGTTTAGTCGTAGAAAGGAATTGGACGAAACCAACACTCTAAGAGGGGCTTGGAATTGGTCTCAAACACTTGATAAAGAATTAATTAAAACGGTATTGGGGAGTAATCTTATATTGTTTATGGAGTGGCTTGTACCCCATACTGTAAAATATCCTGACAACAAATACCACAAAGCATATTGTTATGATGTATATGATACCAACACACAACAGTATTTAAAACAAACAGAAACAGAAAAAATTGTAAAAGAACTTAATCTCACATTTGTTCCTGTTTTTTACAAAGGTAGGTTTACGAGTTGGGACGATGTGAAATCTTATATCGGTAAAACACAAATGGGTGGCGAATACGGAGAAGGTGTAGTTGTAAAAAACCAAACAACTTTAAATAATCCAAACACAAGATTGCCGTTTTATGTGAAGCTTGTATGTGAACAGTTTTGTGAAACGAAAGGACACAAACAAAGTCATATGGTTGACACAGACGCATTAGCCAAAAAAGCGGAGAATCAGCGTTTAGTAAGCACGGTTGTTACTAAAGCAAGAGTTCGTAAACTTATACATAAAATGGTTGATAATGGAGTTATACCTGAAAATTGGAGCAATACAGAAATGGGAATAATTGCTAAAAATATTGGAAAAGACATTTATTATGATTGTCTTAAAGAAGAAAAAGATGTTGTTGAAATGGTTGGTCACGACTTTGGTAAATTCGCTCACAGTTCCGCAATGAGATTAGCAAGAGAAATTCTGTCAGAAAGGGAACTCGACATTTAATAGCAATCAATGAGACGATGGAAATTAAAACTAAAAGATAAAGAGTATGAACCAATCGTGTATGCCAAAACCGAAACGGATGCAATAACTTGTTTTAAAGATGAAGTCGTTGAAAGTGTAACACTTTATGAGAATAGAGACTACTTATCGTATATTAACAAAATGCTGAAAAATGCAATATTAGAAGGTGTTCAACATCGAAGCAATAATTGTGATCGTGAGTGGTACAAAACAGATACAGCATATGGGTTTTTGAGATTTCGTTTGATTAAAGACTGTAATGATGACAGTTATTTTGATTATACCGACTATCAGTTCGTTTCTAATGATTGTAAAGTGTTACCTTGTACATATGAAATGTCAACACCACAGAAAGTTTGTGAAAAATACTTTTCCGGCTCGCCTTATTGCGAAATTTATTCATATAGGTTATACGGAGAACCAAAACTTGTTAAGCCAGTAGAATTAAAAGGTATTAAATCGAGTTTTATTGTTGATTTTATACCGAATAAATGCAAGTGTCATTGTTTTGTAAAGGACAATGACTTATGGATAAAGCATAGGGATTTCTTTTCTAAATCGCATAAACCTACTCCTAAAGACATAGGTACACCGCTTACATACAGATTACAGAAATATTTTAATTGCGACAAAAATTACTTAGATAAATTTATGTATCCTGACAGTTGGGGAAGTATTGTGTTAAGAAATGAAGCTTGGATTGTGTTTCGCAATATAAAGAATTTTGTGTTGGTCGATAAAATACCACCAGTTGTTTTTGTTGAAGATATGTTTTTGAACACTGACTTGATGAAGAAATCAAACATATACAATTTATCAAACGAATGGGATAGATTTTTTGAAAACACATTAAAAACTTATGTTAAATATTTAAAAGGAGAGATTGTTTGAAAGATTGGACAGGAAATGGTAAAAGCATTTATACAACATTAGGTGCTTCTAACCATACAGACAAAGTAAGAGAAACAAATGATTATTATGCCACAGAACCTAAAGCTGCTGAACTTCTACTTCAAGTAGAAGATTTCGCTACTGACATTTGGGAATGTGCTTGTGGAGAATGCCATTTGTCTAAAGTATTTGAGGCTCACGGTTACAATGTTAAGTCAACAGATTTGATTTACCGTGACGGAGGAATGTCAGAAACATTCGATTTTTTAACAGAATCAAAACCTAATTCGTGGAACGGCAGTATTATTACAAACCCACCTTATAAATACGCTTATGAATTTGTAGAAAAAGCGTTAGATACAGTTACAGAAGGCAACAAAGTAGCAATGTTTCTTAAACTGCAATTTCTTGAGGGCAAAAAACGAAGAAAATTATTTGACACTAATCCGCCACAAACAATTTATGTATCGAGTTCAAGACTTTTGTGTGCCAAAAATGGAGAATTTGATAAAATGCGAGCAGGTGGTGGTAGTGCTGTAGCTTATGCTTGGTATGTGTGGCAAAAGGGATATAAAGGAAACACAATTGTTAAATGGATTAACTAAAAGGAGAATGATATGCGAATTATTGCTAATATGATAACAATTATAGTGCTACTGGTATGTGTAGCACTTAACATAGGTGCTGCTGTTTACGAACATAAGACTACATATCCAAACAAAAAGGCATTACAAAATATTTATTGGTACACATACTTTATTGTACTTGTAGATTTTGGTATTATGTGGGGTATGCAGATAGGAAGTCATTTTTAAGGAGATATATATGAAATACATTAAGAAAGCAATGCCGATTGAAGCCTTTCAGTACAAAGGAGACTTCACTATTCCTATATGGGCAATTAAAGCGTATAAAGACGGTTTGCTTTATTTTAAAGATGATGGAAGTTTATATATTCATACACTTAAAGGTGAAATGAAATGTGACTTGAATAGCTACATAGTTCAGGGTGTCAGAGGTGAGATTTATCCTTGTAGACAGGACATCTTTGAGGAAACATATATGGCGGTGGAAGAATGAAAGTTTTATCAAAAAGTGAGTTGGAATCGTTAATAGCACAATTTCCAGACGGAGGTATTGTTTTTGCAGGATATACACCAGATGTGCTAACTTCAGAACTTATGGTGACTGACGGCGATTTTGGTGCAAAATGTATAATTCCTCAAGATGGAGAGGTGTTTGATTTCGATTGGAATATTGGGGAATACAGAGATACAGATTTATTTGCAGTATTTGACAATAATGATATTTTACAAATGATTCAAACATTAACAAGTGGATTAAAAATATCATGCAAACCATGGTGGGAAGAATAAAATTTAGGATTTAAAAGGAAAGAGGTGAAATATATGTTTTACATTACTGGTGATTTACATGGTGAATATGACATACACAAACTAAGTTCTAAACGATTTCCAATGGGCAACAATTTAACACGAGATGATTACCTAATTATTTGTGGTGACTTTGGCTTAGTGTGGAATAATGGAAATTCTGAAATGTATTGGCGAGATTGGCTTAATAACAAACCGTGGACAACCTTGTTTGTAGATGGAAACCACGAAAAATTCCCCTTGCTAAATCGTTACCCTATAACTCAAAAGTGGGGTGGAAAGGTACATCAGATTGAAGATAATATTTATCATCTAATGCGTGGACAAGTGTTTGAAATTGACGGCAAAACATTTTTTACAATGGGCGGTGCATCAAGCCACGATATACAGTATCGCACAAAGAATGTTGACTGGTGGGAAGAAGAACTACCCAATGAAGCCGAAATGCAGGAAGGGTTGGCAAATCTTGATAAGTATAACTGGAAGGTGGATTGTGTAATTACGCACTGTGCTCCAACCGAATTTATCGCCAGTTGTATCAATGTGGGGTACAGTCCGGACACTTTAACCGAATACCTACAGTACATTGATAACAAGTTAGATTATGAACATTGGTATATGGGACATTATCACCTTGATGTTATATTTGGTTCGGATTCAGAAAAGCAAAAGCATATTTTGTATAACTATGTGGATGTGATTGATTAACACGGAAAGGATAACGAATATATGGGAATGGTAATTTGCCTTATATCACTTTATTTATTGAACGCAAATGGAATTATAGTACCTGATGGATGCTTTATTATTGCATGGAGTTTTTCTATTGTGACTGCGGTAGCAACTTTACTTTCAGCAATCGGTCAAGTAATGAGTGATAAAAAATAATTAAGGAGAGTTAAATATGGAAATTAAAATTAAATACTTTACAAACATCGAAAAGATTAAGCAAATTCCAAACGGAGATTGGGTTGATTTAAGGTCAGCTATTGATGTTACACTCAAAAAGGGTGAGTTTACTATTATTCCACTCGGAGTAGGAATGAAGTTACCGTTTGGCTATGAAGCTCACATTGTGCCAAGAAGTAGCACTTACAAAAATTATGGCATTATTCAGACAAACCACATAGGAGTAATTGACAACTCCTATTCGGGTGATAACGACCAATGGGGTATGCCCGTAATTGCAATGAGAGATACAACCATACATAAGAACGATAGAATTTGTCAGTTTCGCATCACACAGAAACAGCCTGATTTTGAGTTTACAGAAGTAGAATGTCTTGATACAAAAAGTCGTGGCGGCTTTGGCTCAACAGGCAAGCAGTAAGGAGGAATAACTGTGATTACATATAATGATTTTGAAAGATATCTTACCAAAATTCAAAGAATCCATGAACTTGAAGATAAGATTTTGAATCTTGGTGATGAGTATAGTGATTTGGTTTTAGAATATGTATCGCCATTTGCATATCATGGTGTAACTATGGAAGATGAGTTGATTGACTGTCTCGAAAAAGGTTTAAACCTTAAGCCTGATGAATACGGTGATACTTGGATATCCTATTGGGTTTGGGAGACAGATTGTGGTCAAAGAAATACAATTGTAGAAATTGACAATAAAGAAGTAAGCATTGCCGAAATTGCTAACTTGTGGAAAGTTATCGAATGGGAAAGGTCGGGAGAATTGAATGAATAAACAAACGATTGTAGTTAATCTTTATGGTCAGCCCTCCTGTGGTAAATCCACAGGGGCTGCTTATATATTTAGTCAGTTAAAAATGAGGGGTATTGACACGGAACTTGTCACTGAAACGGCTAAAGATATAGTATGGGAGCATAATGATACTGCCTTAACTAACCAATTATATATACTTGGTTTACACTCACAAAGATTTTGGAGACTGAGAAATCAGGTTAGAGTAATTGTAACTGACTCGCCAATCCTATTGACCGAAATTTATAACTCATTTGAAAAGTGTGGTTTTTACCCCTCAAAATCTATTGAAAAGTGTGTAAACGATACCGCCGAAGCGTTTAGTTCTCTCTTTGATAACTTAAACTTCTTTGTTAAGCCTGTTAAAAAATATAATCCAAATGGCAGATTACAAACCGAAATTGAAGCAAATAATATAGGTACACGAATTGAATCAATGCTAATCGAAAAGAATATCCCATATGAAATTATCAAAGGCAACCAAAAGGGGTACGATAAAGCTGTACAACTAATTGTGGATTACATTGACCGAGAGGATAAAATGGATGCTATTAAAGAGGATAGAGAAAGGAATGGATTGAATGTTGTTTGAGGTTTATAAAGACGGACAAGGCAAATTTATGTGTAGTGATACAAGTTGTTTGCCAACGGAAAGCCAGCTTAAAAGCATGAACAAAAATGGGTATGAATTTAAGTTGAACGGTAAGAAAGCAACGCTAAAAAGCGTATTGAAATTGATTGAAAAGTAAATATAGATAATAACAATTTAATATTAGTTAGGTAGGTGTTCATATGAAACCAATGCTTACTCCAAAGGATATTATGGAAATTTTTGGTGTCAGTAAAAACACTGCATACAAAATGGTTAGACAAAAAGGCTTTCCTTCAATTAAAGTGGGAAATAGGTATGTTGTTAGAGAAAGTTCCCTTGAGAAGTGGATTGAAACGAACGAAGGTCGAGAATTTATTTTACTTGAAAGAAAAATTTGAAATTTCATAAAATTTTACCATAAATTTTTTCAAAAACTCTTGACTTTATTCGTTCCATCCGTTATAATAGTCACTGTTGAGTTGAGAACAGACAACATTTTTAAAGTCACAACTGTTGTCAAACTGTTGTCAAATTCAAATTTTGAATTCAAAAAATGTAGTGTTTAAGCCAAAAGTAGGCACTCCGACTAACTGCCTTCTAAGCAGTAGGTCAGGGGTTCGAGTCCCTTTTGGCGCGCCACTTATGGTGGGATTAGCGTAGTTGGTTAACGCGCCAGTTTGTGGCACTGGAGACCGCCGGTTCGAATCCGGCATTCCACCCCATTTGACTCATTAGCTCAGTTGGCAGAGCACTTGACTTTTAATCAAGGTGTCCGGAGTTCGAATCTCCGATGGGTCACCAACAGCCGCTGAAGAAATTCTTTGGCGGCTTGTTTTTTTAATAATCAATAAAAGTAGAATATATACTGAGCCGTCGCCAAGCGGTAAGGCAACGGACTTTGACTCCGTCACCCGTGGGTTCGAATCCCGCCGGCTCAGCCAAACAAAAAAGCCAGCAAACAAGCCTTATTCAGTATTTATCGGCTTATTTGCTGGTTTTTGAAAAACATTTTTTTGCGTTAAAACTTGATTTTTTGCTTTAAAAATTGATTTTTTGCTTTAAAATCCAACACGAAATCCAACACGAAATGAATAAATTACGCTGGCTTTTCTGATTTTGAATTGCGATCGGATTTATTTTTGGAATTTGAGTAGGCGAAAACATTTAAAATTTTCTTTGTGAGTTCATCTGCGTGGTCTTTGAGAGTGTGCTGGTAAATTCGTTGGAGAGTTTCAACATTCTCCCAGCCGCCTATCTCGGCTATGTATTTGTCGGGGATTCCTTGAGCGTGCAGTTCGGAAGCAAAATAATGGCGCAATGAATGAAATTTGAAATACGGTAATTCGGAATTTTTTCGGCACTTTTTGAAATGGTCGTCAATGATGCCCGGATTGATACCGAAGTGATTCCATTTAAGACATTCTTGTATCAGTTCTCTGTCGAGTGGGACAACACGGTTGCCGGCAAAGCTCTTTGGAGTTTTTTTCAAAATCCAGTTTTGGCCCGAATCCTGAACAAGTGACTTGTTGATTATAACACCGAAGTCTGTAAAATCGTCAGGAGATAGGGCAGATATCTCAGAACGGCGTAAAGATCCGTGACTTGCGAGCAACACGGGAACTCTAACATAATCATCGCAAAAGTCAAGCAATGTGTTGATTTGTTCTGTTGTTGGCACGGCAACTTCAACTTTTTGTTTTTGCGGAAGTCTGATTTTGGATAAATCCAATTGACGATAATACACACTCATTACGGAGTGAAACAATCCGTATATATTTCGAACACTCTTAGGAGAATGTGTGACTGCAAGTTCGCTTACGGAAGCTTGAACAAGTTCGGCGGTGATGTTCCTCAGCTTCATTGGCATAAGCAATTGCAAATATTTATTTTGGTATTGCTCATAACCCCTAATTGTTGACGGACTTGACACACCTCGCTTGATACCTATGTATCTTTCGTATGCCTCTTTAAGCGTGAGATCGTCATAACTTGCCGAACTTCTCTGTCTGTTGTGGCTGAATTCCATTGCCATGTACTCGGCTTCTTTTTTCGTTTTTGCTGTAAATGACTTGTAGTGCCATTTACCGTTTTCGTCTTTGTAGTCAGGTACTAAAACACGATAGTTGCCCGATTTCAGTTTTTTGGCTTTTGCCATAATATCATCTCCTGTAATGTGGTATCGGCTCTTGTTCCACCAAGTAAAAATGCCGACGCCCTTTCAATTTTCCTCGTACTGTTCCAGCAGTACGGGGATTTTTTAATTACCAAACCATTTAAAGGCTCGTCTAAATCCTGCTTCTTCTGCTTCAGCCACCGTCATTGCGTAGAATTCCCCTTTCTTGCTAATTTTAGTAGAATCATATTGTTGGTCGAAAGGCAAATGATATATTTTTGTTTCACCATACATATCACGACCAATATTACATTTTATACATGGGTAATCATCAACTTCAATATTTTCTTTGAATTTTATACCTAAGTATTTTGCCATTTTCTTAGCCATAGGAGATAGTTGAATATTTGTTATTAAAACTCCCTTAACATTTTCTTTAGGGCAATTGTGCTCAATGCAATAGCTTGCCATAGTACCATATAGTTGAGTTATATGTTTTTCATGTATTTCTTTTTTTGAACTCCAATATTTACATTCTCTTGTAGACTTGACCACGGTTGCCGACATCAACAATTGTTATAAGAAGAATATCGTTATTGATTTCATAGATAACACGATAATTGCCGACACGCAGACGGTAAGCGTTGCTGTTTCCTGACAAGGCTTTTACATCACCGTCAGGAAGTTTTGAAACAGCTTTCAAAATCCGTTCTTGTTGATTACGGGGCTGAGATTTAATAAACTTCTGAGCCTTTTTGTTCAGTTCAATTTTATACTTCATCACAGATTTATCCCCAACTCATTGGCAAAATCTTCAAGGCTGACATTTTCGCTTGAGTCAGACGGGTTATTCTTGTATTCGTCATAGAGTTTCTGGCAGTAAGCGTCATCTTCTGCGTCATCTACGATATGTCTTAAACTTTGCAACATAGTGAGCAGTTCTTCAAGCTGTTCTTCTGAAAAGTCGTTTATAAGGTTAATAATTTTTTCTTTTGCTGACATACGGAATCCTCCTTGTTTTATAGTATTCAAAATTCAATATAAATAATATTTCCTACACGCTTGAAATCAGGCGTGTTTTTCTTTTATGTCTGAAAAATCGGGAGTTGTGTATTTTGCGTTGCCGATTAAATCTTCTGAATATTCAAGCAATTTTTCTTTTCCGCTGTCATTCAGAAGGCGATAGTTGGAAATCAGTTTACTTTCAACTTGCGTGTAGCTTTGACTGTTACTCAAGTCATATAAATCATCAAGAGTAAAACCCATACTATGTACTATAGCTTTTGTACTGGTCAGAAAAGGTTCTTTTGTTTGACCGGCAAACAATTTATCAATTGTGCTTTTTGAAATTCCGGTTTCTTCTGAAATCTGTTTTGATGTTTTCCCAGAAATTTTTTTCATTTTTTTTAGCGATTCAAGCCACATTTTTTTCACCTCACAACTGAATAATACCACCTTCAAATCTATAAGTCAATAAAAAATTGCCGACTTCGGAAACATTTTTCAAAAAAGATATTGACAATTGCGGATATCGGATATATTATAATGATAGAAATTGCTTATATCGGCAATTTAAGGAGGTGAAAGTAATGAAAAATCTCAAAGCTGAAATGGCAAGAACTGGAGTTAGCAAGGAAGATATCATGAATCTCTTAGGTTGTTCTCTGAGAACTGTTGACAATAAGTTAGATGAGATAACTGATTTTACTATTCCTGAAGCATTTAAAATCAGAGATACTTTCTTCCGTAACATGAGAATGGAATATCTTTTCTGTTCACAGAAAACCGCATAAGAACCGATACCACATTACAGGAAAATAACTGCAAGGGGGTGAGAAGAATGATGAGTGATGATGACAGAGCAAAGGTTGTAAAGTGCCTTGTAGATTTCATTGATAAGGTTACAAAAAAAGAACGACCTTCAAAGGCAGAAGTGGAAGTTCTGCCCGAGGTCGTAAGAGCTTTAAGAGAATTTATTACCGTTCAGAATTCTTAACATCCAAATAAGAATTACCGAGGGTGTCGGCAATACCGTTGAATAGTGCAGAATAGAATTCAGCTACCTGCTTTCCACCCTTTTCGTCAATTGAAATGCTTAAGTTTGGAGCAATAGCCACTAAAACATCTTTAGCGACTTTATTTGCCAATTCATCAATTGAATAATTACGCATAATAAACTCACCTCCTCTCTGATTATAAATAATATCACGAGTTGAGATGAAATACAAGTTAAGTAAACAGCGTAAAGAACCGATACCACATTACAGGAAAATAACTGCAAGGGGGTGAGGAAATCAATTCTAAGAAACTCAAAGAGTTAATAAAAAATGCAGGCTACACACAGGTAAGACTTGCAGAAGAACTTGACATATCACCCAACTCTCTTTCATCTAAAATAACGGGTAAGTCCGAATTTACTTTAAGAGAAGCAAAAAAAGTTTGTGAATGTCTTGATATAGCAGACCTGAGCAAAAGGGCAGAGTTGTTTTTGACATAAAAAAACAAGCACCGACGGTCCTTTCATCGGTACTTGTTCCCAATTTTTTACCTGTGTAAATTGCAGTCAGAAGTGAGTACAAAGGTTTCTCTCGCTTTTTTAACTGGTGAGGAACCAGTAAACTTCGTCTCAACATCTGACATCAGCAAAAGGACTACCGATTTCTTGATTTACTGCGTCACTTAAGCGGTTTGGCTCCGCTGTGATAGCCTTAGCATTCGCATTTAACAGGAACCGGCAAAGTCAAAAGTTTGGTCAAAATAACCAACTCCTTCCTTTTGCCCAAAAATAGGCTAATTTAATTATACAAATATTTTTGTATAATGTCAAATTATTTTAAACCGATACCACATTACAGGGAAATAACCACAAGGGGGTGAGAGGAATGGGCGACATTATCATATTGATACTTATGATTATTCTCGCAGTTTCCAAAACTATAGAGGCGGTACTAACCTTTAATGAAGTATGTGAAGATCGTTCCAATAATCATTGCAACAATCTCAACGATAGTTCCGATGATTTTCCAGAAAGACGGTTTCTTATACCACGGCTTCTTATTGCGGGAATTTGCATCGGTACGACTGTCGGATACGGAATCATAGTAGTTAAAGAAATCTTTCTGTAAGCGTTTGAGAATGTTTTCAGCAAGTGCTTTACTGCTTTTGAAATCAATAGGCAGGCATACGGTGACGAAAATGCTGTCGGGAGTGAATGAGGCGGTAATATAATCATCATTCTGTGAAAAATCAAATACGAAAAATTCAAAGGCTTGTACATTAAGATTTTTAGGAATGTCATTTATATCCGCCGAAACGGTTGTGTTATCGGAACAGTATGTAAAGGTACATTTGCAGGAATCAAAAGGGACACGGCTTTTTACAGTGTCGTAAATCTCAGACAATGTCTGAGCAGTAAATTTGTTATAGCTGTCTGATGACAGCGGTGCAGTAGCTTTATATTTTGTGTTCATAATCAAACCTTCTTTCGTTCTGATTATAACATAACGGTCAAGACAGAACCGATACCACATTACAGGAAAATAAAAGTAGGGAGAATCATTATGAATGAAATCAGAGTAAGAATTAAAGACCTCATCAAAGAGCTTCAAATGTTGCAAAAGGACGGCTACGAATGTGCCGACCTCATAATTGAAGAAGCCGAACCCGAAGAAGGCATTCCGGCTCGCATTATGCTCAGCGACTACGGCTGTGTATTTGAATGCAAAGACTGACAAGGGGGAGTGAGAGAATGGATAATCGTAACATCACAAGTATTGTTGTTAATTACGATAACGGCGAAATAGAAACCTTAAATAAAGGTGTAGTTGTTGGTTTTGATGAAATCGACAACGAAGAAGAAACTATCAAGGTCAGCTATCGTATGTGCGATATTAAAGGCAACGAGTTAGCAATGGTTGTTGAAGCTATTATTGCATTGGGCGACAAACTCGGAATGTTTGACAACGGGGGTGATAGCAATGAAGATGATTAAAGTGAAAATTGATACTTTAATCAGTAAACTCGAAGAAATCAAGGCAAGCGGACACGAAACGGTGCATTTGTCTATTGTAGAGGGTAACCCAAGGCACAAAATCCCAGCTCATGTTGACCTTGATGCAGACAAGGATTTTCGTTGTGTGCTCGAGGTGAGAGAATGAACCGAATCACAGTAAGGATTGATGACCTAATCGGTCAGCTTAACGAAATCAAACGAGATGGTGCTGAAAAAGTTTTGCTTGAAATTGAAGAAGGTGTTGCAGAACCAGAGGAGAATTGTCCGAACAGGATAAATCTGATGCCTGCATATCACCTGAGTGATTTTTGGGCAGAAGTATTTGAAAGTGACTAAAGCAAAAGTCGATACCAGATTACAGGACTAAATAACGAAAGGGTGAGAAGAAAATGCCGAGAAAATTAGCTAAGCCCGAGGACCAAATGAAAAGACAGTTGATTGCCAACATACAGTATGAGGCAGAAATCAGGAGTATTGACCGTGAAGGACAGGCTCTTGTGGCACATTGCTCTGAGGGTACATACAGAAAAAGAATTAAAGATCCGGGTACTTTTACGGTGGAAGAATTATCAAGGCTTGCGAAAAAATTCGGCATACCTATTCAAAACCTTTTCAAGGCGAGGGTGGTAGCTGATGAATGACAAAACACTTGACGAACTCAATGATATGGCAAAAAGGTGGATTGACGGAGAGGTTAATCATCTTGAAGTTGTGTCATTGAAATTGTTTGACCGTTTGTTGATGCTGGAACTCGCCAACGCATACAGTATGTGTAAGGTCGGTTTGCTCAGTGAAAGATACACTGCCGCATATAAGCTGAAATTCTTTCAGGAGTATCGTGAACTGAAGCTCAAGACGGAACATTTGCTGGTTCAACAGGAACAGCAGATTGACTCCGTGAGAAATGCAAGCGTAACGCTTTCGGAAGTCTGCAAGGAATACGGTAAAGATGAGGTTGACCTCGTTAAACTGTGCGAGTTGCAGGCAAAGGCAATTGATGAGCTGACACATGAGAATGTACATATCAAGCTGTGGAACTCGGTCAGAGCATACAAAAAGCCGAAAGAATACGCGAGGCGGCATATGAATAAGATTATCGATGAGCTTATTGACAGGTTCGGCAGTAAAGTACCGTTTGAGCAGGTTGTTATGTCGTATCTCAACACTTGCCTTAAAGACAACCGCAGAGAGATGTGGGAACAATTGACAGGCGATGACTATCCTACGAAGGCAAGACAGCAGTTGCCGGTTAAAGACGGTAACGCAAAGGGCGAGCTTGAATCAATGAAGAAACATTACGGTGTGAGAACAGGGAAAAAAGTTGTAAAGGAGAGTGTCGAAAAATGATTTTTGTATCAAGAAAGAAATACAAGCGTTGCAAGAGACAGCTTGAAGATGTGCAAGTAAGATTAGCTTCAACAAAAATTGAACTTATTGACGCACATAACGATGTCAGATATTTAAGAGACAGAATTGTTAGAGCTTTCAATGGCTTTAATGAACTTTGTGAAAAGAACAATTTGCCTTTGCCGTTTGATTTGAAACTGATTGAAGAAAGTCTCGCAGATAAAGGGCATATCGAAATTGAAGAAACAGCAGAGGATTATATTTGTGCAAGCTATAAGGAGTAAAAAATGATTTTCAGAAATTGGAAGAGCAAGGGAGAGTACAAAGCTAATTGTGCTAAGCAGGAACAAGACATCAACAGACTTAATGAAAGAATTGATGACTCAGAAAATGTTGAAGCTATCCAGCTCGGAATTATTGACCGACTCAAAGCGGAGAACAACGAACTCAGAGCCGAAATTGAGAGGCTCAAAACGGAAAATCTGACACAGGGCTTTGAGTGTGTCGGAGTATCGGCTATTTGATTGTAAGGAGAATGGAAGTAAATGAAAATGAGAGTCTATAAGTGTGATAGCTGTAACAAAGTTATCACAGATCCGTACACAGTTAACATGAGGGAATTCTATTTAGGGTTTGATGCTGATTGCCTTGGCCTTATCGGGATTGCAATTCCTTTTGAATGCAAGAGAAAAATAAAAATACATCTATGTGATGATTGTTTCAAAGGCTTGCATGTTATTGCCGAAAGAAAGAAGCGTGAAAAGTAATGGAAAGAAAACCGACATTGACTACGATTGCAATCGAAAAACTTCATCCACATCCCGACAACCCTCGTAAGGTTCTCGGGGATATTGACGAACTTGCCGAAAGCATTAAGGCAAACGGTATTCTCCAAAACCTCACGGTTGTGCCGATGAATGACGATTGGACGGAGTTTACCGTAATTATCGGACACAGAAGATTAGCAGCGGCAAAGCAGGCAGGATTAACTGAACTTCCGTGCGCTGTTGTCGAGATGACTGAAAAGGAACAGTTATCTACAATGTTGACTGAAAATATGCAGCGGTCAGATTTGACAGTTTATGAGCAGGCAAAAGGATTTCAGATGTTGATTGACCTCGGGACAGCGTTGCCGAGGTGGTAGAGAAAACAGGCTTTAAAGAAAGCACCGTAAGAAGGAGACTCAAACTTGCAGAACTTGATGAAGAATCCTTCAAGGACAGCCAGCTCAGACAACCCACATTGGCAGACTACGAGCGTCTGAATCAGATTAAGGATATTGATGTAAGGAATGAATTACTTAAATCAATCGGTACTAATAACTTTGATAATCGACTTTATTCAGCCGTGCAAAAGCAGAAAACAGATGAAGAAAAAGAAAAAATTGAAAAGCTCTGTCTTGAACATGGAATGATTAAAGCGCAGAAACATGACGAAATTCCAAGCAATTACGAATATACGGGATTTTTTGCGTTCAAAGATTTGATTGGTAAAGACTTTGCGGACGGCAGGAAAAGATATTTTTATTTTGGTTACGGCTCAAACATCTACATTTACGCAGAAGCATTAGAAAAGCAGGAAAAGAACGATGCCGAAGAAGAAAAGCGAAAGCTTGAAGAGCAGAGATGGGACGAGCTTGTTGAACAGGCGGAAGAAATAGACGAACGCTGTGAGGCCCTCAGAAGAGACTTTATGCTTAATACGAATTTCAATGACAGCAACAAGAAGCAGGAGCTTGTGAAGTTTATTGTAGCCCAAGTGGCGGCAGGAGCCAGTAACAAAAAATATCGTTTTGAAGAAATTATCGAACACGACTTTGAAGATGATGAAAACATAGATAGCTACATCAACGAACATTGGAACAATGACAGCGGCAGAATGCTAATGGCGACGGCATACGCTTTGAGCCAGAGGATTTACGGTTCGTTCGATTATATCAGTGTAAATTATTCGGACAAGACATTCAGCCGAAAAAACAACCCGGAATTAAACAAATTTTATGCCTTACTCTGCAAACTCGGCTATGTGCTGAGTGATGAAGAAATTCAGCTCCGTGACGGCACACATCCGATTTTTACAACAGGTGAAGTAAAATAAACTAAATAAGTTAATCACGCTCTGCACAGCGAGATTATATATATCTCATTTTATACCTATACCTACTTTTCTGAATATTACCATTATCTCAGACAGGTGCAGATGTCTGAGATGATTTTAAGGAGCAAAAATATAATGGATTTAGAAAAGGTTGCTATAATGCGACTTCGTGACGGAGAGGATTGGTGAAAAGCAATGGCAAAAAAGAGGAAGAAGGATAACATTGATCTTATTTGTGAGGAGCTAATGAAATACAATGAACAACACGGAACATCATACAGTTACGGCGAATATACAGCACTCGTCGGAATGGGCAAAATCAAAAGTAAGTACCGAAACGAAAGAGACATTGAACTGCCGCTCTTGTAGGGAATGCCGAGGGTACAAGTTTTGTGCAAGCAGAAGCAGGGATTATCCTTGCCTGTGTTTTACTGCTAAAAATGAAAGGTGACTACATATGAGACGAGAAGATAAAGAATTTTTAAACAGTCAGATTGAAAACTTAAAAGAATCCGCACACGAGCGTTCACATGAGTGTTTTGCGGCAGTGCTTATGCAGATTGATTATCTCCAGCTTAAATTACTCAAGGCTGAAAAAGGCTGTAAAAAGCTCAGAGCAGAAAACAGAAGATTAAGAGCAGAAAATCAGATGCTCGAGGACAACATGGGGAATCTTTTGTGTACAAGAGAGGAAGAAATGAGGTACAACCGAGTGTTGAATGAAAATATCACAAAGCTGGCTGAGGTCAACGCACTTATGGCAGGTAAGCTCTCGGTGTATGAAGAACCTATTAAGAGGACTGAATCTCAGCCCGATAAGACGGCTGACACGGTAAGAGCGTCAGATCCGTCAGAAGAATAATCAAGGCAACACCCTTGCTACACGCAAAATCCAATTTTTTAATCAAGAAATCAAACAATTTCCATATTCAAAAATTAAAATCAAAAAGCAATGACTTCTTTTTTTGATTTTAGCTGTTATAAGAAGAGCCGAGGCAACGGCTCGACATATTGCAATAAAATAAGAACACACAATTGCAGAGTAGTAAGGTTTGCAAAAAAGCAGTAGCTCAAGTGGTCAGATTGGGCTACTGCTTAGTTATATCTGTCAGCATTAAAATTCTAAAGCAGAATAATAATCAGTCATAATTGAGGGAGCTGAAATGCTCCTTTAATATCCTGCTCAAATGATTATTTAAGTCGGGAAAACAGGAAAAATATACTATAATAAAAGGTTATGCTATGTACACATATCGAAGAACAATCAAAAGCGGAGATATGATTGAGGTTGAATACTATCAATCAATCCGAAAAATCGGAAAAAACTACGGCGGAAGGAAATCAAATAATTCTTTAAGCTCGGCCAAGATGAGAAAAGCAAACAAGCTCCGTGCAGTCAAGCATATGCAGAGGCTCATAAATGCAAACTTTGGGAGCGGTGATTTCTTTTGTCGCTTTTCTGCGCCATACGGAACATATGAAACAGAAGAAGAGTTCCGCAAAGAGGTAGGTAAATGGCTTTACAGAATAAATTACCGCCTGAAAAAGCAGGGCAAGGGCCGATTAAAGTACATAGCGTTTATTGAGTGCGGTAAGTCGGGTAAGAATTGGCATATCCACATTATCGTAAGCAAAGAGGACAGGGAACTGCTGTCTGAACAATGGCCATATGAAAACGGTCAGAACTTTACTCCGCTATATAAGAACGAGAATTTCAAGAAATTGGCTGAGTACATAACAAAAGATTTGACAGGTAAAGATGAGATTGATGCCGCACAAAAGCGAATGATGACAAGCCGAAATCTTAAAAAGCCTGAATCGGTTACAAGAAAGGCAAAAAGAAAAGAGATCAGAGCACTTGAACGTGGCGAAATGATTGAAGCGCCCGAAGGTCATTATCTCATTGAGGACGATTACTCAATGAACTACTCTGTCATAGGCGGTGCAAAATGGTATTTTTGTTTTTTGCCGATTACGCAGAGGCGGAAATGGTAAATAATGGTAAATTCAGACCGTGCGATGTACGGTCTTTTGGGGTTGCACAAAAATGAAGTATGCAGCGGAATAGATACAAAATCAAAGGAGAGATAAATTTGAAAGAAAACAAAGCCAAATGTCCGTTCTATTCTTACGATAGCCAAAGTAAGATTTGCTGTTTCGGGGCAGTTCTCAAAAGTAAGAGCACAACGCTGTTTTTTGATTCGCCGCAAGACAAGGAAAATCACTTCAACGATTTTTGCGGTAGCTATTGTTGGAGGAGCTGTCCGCTTGCTCAGACGATCAGCAAAGATTTGTAAAACATCAATCTTTTAAAAACATAATATGCAAAAATTTTAAATCAATTCAAAAATTTTACTTCTGTCACGGTTTTGCCTTTCGGTGAAACCGTGTTTTTGCATACCAATATTAGGCACGAAAAAAAGTGTACAAATTTGGTATTAAAGTTTTAACTTTTTTGCGTGAAAGAAAAAAGCTAAAATTAAGACACGAAACATGTACAAAAAGGCGGTGAGTTTATGAGTCAAAAAAAAGACTTGAAAGGACAGCAGACAGAATTAAATGAGCAAAAAGTGATTGACTGGGTGCAAATTAAAGCTGAATATATCAGCGGCACAATGTCCGCTTCAAAACTTGCCGAAAAGCACGGAGTGAGCGTGTATGCAATCCGAAAAAGGTCGGGGAAAGAACGCTGGCAGGAGCTGAGGCGGCAGAATCAGAGTGAAACCGCAAACAAAATAGCAGAGAAAATCAACACAGAGAAAGTGAAGAAAACCGTCAGAGAGATTGACAGAGTTGTGGCCGTTGCCTCAAAACTTATCACAAAGTTGAACAGAGCTGTTAATGAGCTTGACAAGGACGAGGAGCTCATCAAGAAGAAAGTAACGGTTAAAGCCGAAAAAAGCGAAGATGAGAAAACCGCAACAGCGGAAGAAGAATACAGCTACGATTATGCTAAACGCAAGACACTTGTAAACACAAAGCGTGCAGCGCAGATTTCAAAGAGTCTGCTCAATGTTCGTGACATACTCGCAGATTATACGACGAAACAGGACGAGGAGAACGCTCTCGGCATTATCGAAATCCCGATGCAGGAAGTAATGCGACCGCCCGAAGATGACGAGCAGGACGGTGAAAGCCTTGAGTAAGAAAGTCATATGGACTCCTCAGCCGAAACAGAAAATTGCGTTAAGTCGTGGCGAAGATGAGATGCTATACGGCGGTGCTGCCGGTGGCGGTAAGACCGATTATCTTGTGGTCGAGGCGGCTCGACAGGTGAATATACCCGAATACAGAGGGTTGATACTCCGTAGGGCTGTGCCTGACCTTGCACGAATTATTGACCAAACGAGGGCAATTTATCCGTCGATAGATAGAGGGGCGAGATACAACGCAACAACAAGAGTGTGGACCTTTTCAAGCGATGCACAAATTAAGCTCGGCTCTTTATTTCGCACGAATGAAAAGTACAAGTATCAAGGCCAGCAATACGATTTTATCGGCTTTGACGAATTAACGCAGTTTACATTTGACGAGTACAGTTATTTAAAATCCCGAAATCGTGGTAACTGCAAGGCGACGAAGGTGTATATGCGGTCAACTGCCAACCCCGGCGGAGTAGGCCACGGCTGGGTGAAACAGTATTTTGTGACTGCCGGAACTCCGGGCGAAACTATATGGCTCAGCGACAAAGTAATTATGCCTGACGGCACGACCAAAAATTATTGGAGCAGTAAAGTCTTTATTACGGCAAGCGTTTTTGACAACAATGCCTTAATGAACAATGACCCCGATTATGTCAAGCGACTGGCACAATTGCCCGAAGCGGAGCGTAATGCCTTACTCTATGGCTCGTGGGATAGTTTTGAAGGACAGGTTTTTACCGAATGGATAGATAACCGAGAGCATTACAAGGACAGACGGTGGACTCATGTTATTGAGCCGTTCAAAATTCCGCAAAGTTGGCGAATAATACGCTCGTATGACTGGGGATATACAAGACCGTTTTCAGTCGGGTGGACTGCCGTTGACCAAGACGGCAGATTTTACCGCATAAGGGAGCTGTACGGCTGCAAGAAAAATCAGCCGAACACAGGTGTACGCTGGCCAATCGAAAAAGTGGCACAGGAAATTCTTGCAATTGAAAATAATGACCCTCAAATTAAGGGCAGACAGATATACGGTGTGGCGGATCCGGCTATCTTTGCAGAACAGGGCAGCGGAAAAAGTCAAGCTGCAACACACGCACAGTTGGGTGTGTTCTGGAATAAGGGCGACAATGCGAGAATTGCCGGAAAAATGCAGTTTCATTCACGGCTCGCGTTTGATGAGGAAGGCTATCCGATGTTTCAGTGTTTCAACACTTGCACTAACTTCATCAGAACAATTCCGAACCTTGTTTACTCGCAGATAGACACCGAAGATATTGACACCGAGGGTGAAGATCATATTTATGACGAACAGCGATACGGCTTTATGACCTCGATAATTACACCAAAAGAAGTTGTACTGAGAAATGCAAGGGCATTTGATCCGCTGAATTTAAGTCAGACACGATATTACAACAGATAGGAGATTACCAAAATGAGTGAAGTAAAACGAGATGAAAACGGAATGATTATGCCGATAAAAACTACATATCCAGCTCTGGCCTCGGAGAAATCAAAGCTGAGCAATGTTTACGGCAAAGGCGATAAGACGACTGATGAAGAGCCGAAATCAGCCGAACAGGCAGAAAAAGAGAACGAGAGCAGCGGCAATCCTATCGGACTTGACGAAATACACGAGGCCATGCAGACCTTCCGCAAATATCAGAACAGCAAAAAGCAGTATGATGAAAGGTTTAAGCAGGCTTTCAAAGAATATAATCTGCTCTATACAGAGGCTACTGCACCGCAGATTAAAACTGACGATAACGGCAGGCCTCGAAAGGTGCTTGTACCGCACCGCAAAGGCGCACAGGCACTTAATGTCATAATGAACAAGCACGCTGACGCAATGGATAATTATCCCGAAATTATATGTTTGCCGAGAGCACAGGACGACGAACAGGCGGCTAAAACACTCAACAGCGTAATACCGTGCATACACAAACGCAATGGATTTATAAGGACCTACTCTGATGAACAGCTTGACAAGTTTGTAGGCGGTTGCGGTTGTTACGCAGTATTGTGGGACAAGACCGCAGAAAACGGACTGGGTGACATTGCTATCAGCCGTGTTGACATTTTGAATCTCTTTTGGGAGCCTCATATTGAAAACATACAGGACAGCGCCAATGTATTCTTTGCCCGATATTTTGACGAAGAAGGAATCAGAAAGGTATATCCCGAGCTTGAAAGCGTTTCGACTGCATCGCTTGGACTTGTGGAACACGAAACCTACGACAACAGCAATAAGTCCAATGATAAAGTCATCTTACTTGACTGGTACTACAAAAAGAACGGCGAACTGCACCTCTGTAAATTCGTCGGTGAACACATTCTCTACTCTTCGGAAAACGAGGGCAAGCCGATTTACAACCACGGCAAATATCCGTTTGTACTTGAACCGATGTTCAGACTGCGTGATACTCCCGTGGGTTTCGGTTTTATGGATGTTGTGAGAGCACCACAGAATCAGCTGGATGAACTCAAACACGATATGCTTGTGAACATCAAAGTCAACTCACAGCCGAGAGTGTACGCAAATACAGGCGTCGGAGTGAACAATGACGATATGACCGACCTTGACAAGACGGTAATTGAAGTCAACGGACAGTTGCAGGGTAACATTGCACCGGTTGAATCAAAAGAGCTTGCCTCGGGCGCATGGAGCTTGTACGACAGGCTCTCTAATGAAATCAAAGAAACTTCTGCTACGAATGACGCGAGTAATGGAGCAAGTGCGGCAGGTGTTACAAGCGGTTCGGCAATTGCGGCATTGCAAGAGGCAGGCGGAAAAGTAAGCAGAGACTCGAATAAACTTGCACAGGAAGCAATGACGGAGCTTGCACAGTTGGAAATTGAACTGATGAGGCAGTTTTATAACTTGCCGAGAATTTTCAGAATCACTGGTGAAAACAATCAGACTACATATGAGGAGTTTGACAATACAGACCTCAGAAAACAGCCGTTGACATATACAGACACAGACGGTCAGACGGTAAACTATACCGACGAGGACGGCAACATACTTGAACGACTGCCGATTTTCGATATTGACGTGAAGGCGCAAAAGGCAAGCCCGTTTGCAACAGCGGCACAAAATGAAATGATGATGAATCTGTTCCAGATGGGCGCGTTCAATCCGCAGGCGGCTGATGCCACACTCGTAATGCTTGACGGCATGACATTTGAGGGCAAAGAAAAACTGATTGAGAAAATCAAGCAGAATCAGACCTTATCACAGGCTGTGCAGAAACTTTCAAACAAGGTGCAGATGCTTGAGGCAATGAACGCAAGCAGAACAGCGGCAGATGTGCAGAATGCTATGCCGAGCGAAAATGCACAGACCGCACAGCAGACACCGCCACAGCCAGAAAGCGAGGCAACAATGTGATTGAAGTAACATTGATTGACAGCGGAAATCTGATATATTTTGAAAGCAAAGGACACGGCTCACATGATGTGTGTGTTGCCGTGAGTGCTTTATGTTCTACATTTTTGCAATACGTGCGTGAAATGCAGGACGAAAACAATGTGACGATAGTCAATGAAATCTATGGAAACGGTCACACGGAATCAGAGTTTTATATTGTCAGTTCAGATGCCGAAGTCCGACACGGCATTAAAGCACTATGGACGGGATTTGAACTTTATGCCGAGAATTATCCTGATGAAATAGATTTAAACTTTGATGACGGCAACCCGAAATAAAGTTTAAAATCAACAAGAGTTTTAACTTTTTTTGAAAAATTAAGGTTGATATAATTAAAATATAAGGTCGCAGTAGTGGGACTGCATTAAGACCTGACACCTCGGAAAGACGAGAGAGACACCGCGGATAGACGCGAGAAATGAGGTTCTTATGAACGACAAATTTATAAATCTTATCGTAAATCTGCATGACGGCGACACAGCAGGCGCAGCTGACGGCGGAGGCGGAAACGGTGAGAGCGGTGATGCCACAAGCACCGAAAACAACATAAGCCGCGAAACAAGAGAGAGAGCTGAGAGAATCGGCATAGGTGACGACCTTATCGACGATTACAATAAGGCTTTCGGCAACGGCAATCAGAATCAGAATAATAACGCAGAAGGCGAAAACAACAGCACAGACACAGACGACGAAGAAAACTTAGAAGAAGAGTTTGAAAAGCTGATTAAAGGTAAATTCAAAAATGTGTATCAGAACAGAGCGCAGTCTTTGTTTAAGGACAGAATGTCAACCAAAAACAAGCAGATTTCAGATATGCAGAAAAAAGAAAATACCGGCAATCAGATTTTCGCTCTTATTGCAAACAAATACAATGTACAGCCCGATGACCTTGACGGTCTTCTCAAAGCCGTGTCAGAGGATAAGGATTTGTTCGCAGAAAAGGCTCTTGCCGCAGGAGTAACGACAGAAGAGGCACGCAACGACTTTTTCAAGCAGCAGAAAACAAATGCACAGGAAGAAGAGCTTGAAACCCTCCGAAGAGAAAAAGCCGCAAGAGAGCTTGACACGCATTTAAGGTCAATTGCAGCGGAAACGCAGAAGGAATTTCCAAACTTCAACCTTGAAGAGGAATTTCAAAATTCGTCATTCAGAACAGCTCTTGACTTTATTGCTCAACAGAGAAATGAACAGAACGAAAAGACAGGTCGTAATGATGAAATTTATGATTTGACTACTGCGTACAAAATGGCGCATTTTGATGAATTGCAGAAAGACCTTGTAAAGCGTTCAAGCTCTGCCGCAATCAGTGCGGCGGCACAGTCAATTCAGAGTGGTGCAAGACGACCAACCGAAAATGCGGTCAAGAAAAGCGGTACAACCACGCAGAGAAAGAGCGTGGAAGATATGTCTGACGCTGAATTTGATGCCTTTTACGAGAAAGTAAGACGAGGCGAGGCACACCTCTAATGCCTTGCCGAAAGGAAGGTACATATGAAAAGCAAGATTATTAAGCTTATTATCAACATTCACGATAATACGGTTGATGCGGGCGGTGTGAACAAGTCAAACGGCTATGTTTACAATGCTTACGGCAACACAACATCAACCTCGGGAAATGATTGGACTCCCGAAAAGGCCACATTCTATCACAAAGTATTCCTCAAAAACTTGACAGCAAAATGCGTTCACGGTCAGTTTGGTGAGCATGACACAATTCCGAAACAGTCGGGCAACATCTACAACAAGAGAGGTATTTCACCGTACCCGACAGTAACAACACCGTTGCAGGAAGGCATTACTCCTGTCGGCAATAAGATGAGCTTCTACTATGTTGAGATTGCGGTGAACCAGTACGGCGCATATACACCTATCACAGACTGGGCAAGTTTTTGCAGCCGTGATAATGTGATGACAAAGGACAGTGAGGAGCTTGCTTCACAGGCAGGACGCTCAATTGAAGAGATTGACCGTGAGGCTCTTAATGCCGGAACAAGCGTAATCTATGCACCGGCTGTAGGCTCTGACGGTGCGGTTACAGAGGTTGCAAGTCGTGCGGCAATTACGGCGAACAGTAAGCTCACAATTGACACCATTTTCAAAGCGCTGAACTATCTCGAATGTCAGAACGCTGAGCCTATCGGTGAGAACTATGTCGCTGTTGTACACCCGAATGTTAAGTACGACATCATCAGTAACAAGGATTTCATCAGCGTAGTTAAGTATGCTCACGCAGACAAGATTTTCAAAGGGGAAATCGGTACAATCGGTAATGTTAAGTTTGTACAGTCGAACTTTGCGAAAGTGTTCAAGGGTGCGGGCGCAAGCAAGATTGATGTGTATTCAACGCTTGTGTTCGGTAAGGACGCATATGTTACCGTTGAGATTGAGGGCGAAGGCACTCAGACAATCGTTAAGGGCTTTGGCTCAGGCGGTACATCTGACCCACTCGACCAGAGAGCGACTCAGGGTTGGAAAACAACTCACGGCGTCGGCATTATCGGTCAGACCAGAATGGTGAGAATTGAAACAGCTTCTTCACTTAACACCGTAGCACAGACAGCTTCTCCGGCTGTAGCGTGATTGGGAGGTATAACCTATGGCAACAACAAAGAAAGCCGCAGAGACGGCAGAAAATACAGAAGTATCGGCAGCGGAAACTACTGCCGATACCGTAACAATTGAAAAATCTCAGCTTGATAAGCTTCTTGGAATGTATGACGAGTTGCAGGAAATCAAGAAGAGTATGCCGATCGACCGCAAGGCGGAAAAAATCAAGCAGGACAAGGAACTTGCAAAGCTGATTGAAAAGGCAAACAAGGAAAGTGAAGAACTTGTTGAGTACATCGCTCCTACAGGTTCAATGAAGTCAAACAAGAATATTGAGGTCAATATCAACGGTGTGCAGTACACTGTTCCGAGAGGTGTTAAAACGAACATTCCACGCAAGGTTGCGGAGATTATTGACAACTCAATTAAGCAGGCTGAATTCGCGCAGGGCGTGCAGGATAAGGCTGCCGAGATCGCTCAGCAGGCAATTGCCGAGGGCAGAATCTAATTCAATAACAAGGAATAAATTGTACTCCTTACACAAAATTCGCAGAAGGGCGGGGGCGGTAGCTTCCGCCTTTTTGCGTTTTTGCGTACACAGATATTAGAGAGGTGATTATATGACACTTGACAAGGTAATTGAAAGAGTGAGGAATCTTAAAAGCGGATATGATGTGTCCGATGAGGACATTATAAGTTATATTAATGAGGTAGAAATGGAAATCATCAGCAATGTAATAAGTAATCGCGAAGGCGATAATTACATAGTTGGAACATACGGAAACTATCTGATTGACACGGACCGTGACTTTGAACTGCTTGCCCCTGCTCCATACGACAGAATGTATGAGGTTTATTGTGCGGCACAGATTGACAGGGATTACGAAGAGGCCGAGAGATATTCGGTTGATATGAGCGTATATAATCAGCTGAGGCAGGATTTTGGTGTGTTCTGGTTTAAAACGCACCCGCAAAAGAAACGATATAACTTTCACATTGGATAGGCGGTGAAATAATGCTACCCGAATTAAACATACCGAGGAGAGACACAACGAGTATCAGTGTGTTCAGAGGACTTAACCGAAGTCCGAACACAGGCTTTTCAAGGGTTTCAAGCTCATCAAGCAGTATTTACACAGAGTTCAAAGATTTTAAAAATATGACTTCTGATAAATACCCACAGCTTGCACCGAGAGCAAACCGCTCCCGAATTACTTCCGATAGCCAAATCAAAATCATCTCAAATCTTTTGTCGGCTAACTCAGGTTTGATTTATATTGACTCAGACAAAAATCTGCATATCGGGGCAGAGGTTACAAAGATTGATGAGATTGATGCGGCCAAACAGCACCATATCGTTTTATACGGCAATAAGGTTGTAGTATTCCCCGAGAAATTCTCGGTCAATATTAGCAACAAAAAGGTGACTAAGATTGACTGCCAAAACAAAGATTTGAGCACACGAGTAGAAACAAAGAGTAATTTGCAACTTGATGCCTTGACATATGATTACGCATATTTGTTATGTTCAATTACACGGTCACATTATGACGCAAGTGCGAACAAGAATTATCGACCGAGCGTAACTTTATATACCAGCAACGATTTAACCGACACCAAATATCAGTTGACAAGTAATAAAGACATGGTTGATATATTCAGCTTAAATGATATTAAGATAGGCACGGTAATTGAAAGTTATAACAACTTTTATTCTGTTGTCGGAATTGAAAAGAGCGACAGTACCTATAAAAAGAATAGGCTTTTGAAATTCAAAAAGTTGTCTCAAAAATTTAATTATACGACAATAAGAGCCAAAAACATTGGATTGCATATTGAAGCTGGAGATTTTGTTAAAATCAGCGGATTAACTGACTCTCTTGTCAGCACAGATGCCGAAAGCTACGCCGATAAGAGTTATATTGAAAACCTTAACGAAAAAACTTTCAAGGTTTATTACGTTTCAAAAAATGAGCTTGTAATCAAGTGCGAATTGGAATCAAGCGTGCCGTACACAGGTACGGTCACAGTTGAAAGAATCTCACCCGATTTTGATGAGGGGAAAATTGTTGAAATGCAAAACCGCTTGTGGTGTTGCTCCTCAGACACAAACGAAATATATTGTTGTAAACAAGGCGATGAGCGTAACTGGCAGGCATACAGTGACGGAATCAGTACAGACAGCTGGGCTATGACCTGCGGTAAAGAAGGAAAGTTTACAGGGATTGCAATACGGGGCGACAGCGTTATTTTCTTCAAAGAAAACTACGCATTAAAAATCTACGGAACAAAGCCGAGCAATTTTACCCTTGCAGAATACAATGTGCCGGGTGTCGCAATCGGAAGCGAAAAGAGCCTTGTCAACATTAACTCAACCTTATTTTATCTTGGCCATAACGGTGTATATGCCTATCAGAGCGGTAGCCTGCCGGCACTCATAAGCGAAGAATCTTTGTGGGGCCATAACTATAAAAACGCAGTCGGCGGTCGGCACGGAAATAAGTATTATATTTCTGCAGAAAGAGATGACGGAGAGCAGGAACTTCTTGTGTACGATACCGACAAAGGCTTGTGGCACAAGGAAGACGACGCAAAGATGATTGACTGCACCACATACAACGGTGTTCTGTATTGGCTTGACGATACCAAAGAAAACATTATGTGTCCTGATAAAGCGGACAATCTTCTTGTTGACAATACGAAATATGAGTATCAACAGGAAGAGTGCTTTGAGTGGTCTGCTGAAACAGGCGACCTTTACGACGGCGAATTTAATGTGAAAAATATCGGAAAAATCCGAATCGGCATTAAAGCTGAAAAGGGAGCAAAGGTCAGCTTGTTTGTACAATACAAGGACAACGGCGAATGGCGAAAAGTATCGGAAATGCTTTACAGTGAGAAAAAGCCGAGAGTATTCGCCGTGGCTTTACGCAGAGCGGAATATTTGAGACTTAAACTTGTAGGAACAGGACAGGTCGAAATATACGGAATTGACATTGAGCACAGCAGAGGAAGTGATAAGCGTGGCAACTTTTAAATTAGATCCACCGCCCTCAACGAATGACATAGGGGAGATGCGGAACTATCTAAACGATATGTACGAACAGCTGGCTTTTGTTTTAAGCAACATTGACAGTGACAACATAACAGATGATTTTCTTTCTGCAATCGGACAAAAAGGAAGTGAAAAATAATGGCTTATACATACAAGGTTTATGGAACGGGCGATGTTGACAATGCGGTTAATAACTACAACCATGTTGTCTCATCAGCTCCGACATATGCTGACAGCTACGACACAAGACAGGCTCGTCAGCAGGCTGACAACTACGCAAACTCATACACCGACAAAATCAATAAGGGATATACGAGCAAGTACAAGGGTACAATTGACGAGCTTGCCAATCAGTACCAAAAAAATAAATTTGACTGGACTCCCGAAAATTCTTCTGAATATCAGCAGGCAAAAGAGAAATATACCCGTGAGGGCAAGGTTGCACAGGAAAACGTGCAGGGAAGTTATGCCGCTAACACAGGCGGTTACAGCAATACATATTCACAGGCTGCAGGACAAAAGGCATTCGGCGAGTATATGGACGAGCTTGCAAATAAGGTTCCAACACTTAAAAATGAAGCCTACAAGAGTTATCAGCAACAGCAGGAAGATACGCTGAACAGAATCGGCGTATTGCAGAACCTTGATAACACGCAATATCAGAGATACAGGGACAGCGTAACGGATGATTACGACTTTATGAACTACTACGAAAATAAGTACGGCACAAGTAAAGGCCTTGATATGAGTAACTTTCGGAATGAACTTGCTCATTGGCAAACACAAATGTCAGCGGCACAGAGTAATCTTTCAGACATTAGAAGTCTTGCCGAGGCACAGTATGAACACAATACATTGAGTGCCGACACAAGGTCAAGTATTGACAGCCAGCGCAGACAGTCGGACGCTTATTATAACTATCTGAACAGTCAGGTCCAAATAAAGTGAGGTGAGCAAATTGAGCGTAAACAGCGAAGAAAAAATTTACAATGACCTTATGAATGAAGTACCGAGTCAGACGGTGAGCGGTGACACTAAGCAGAGTGCCGCCGCTCTTGCGGGTGCAGAATCAACAGCGACAGGACAGGCTGACAACTATAAAAGCACTTACAGCGGTAAGTTAGATGATGCCATAAGCAACTATCTGACCGGCAGAGGATTTGAATATGACCCAATGCAGGATAAAGCGTATCAGCAGTACCGCAAGGAATTTGCACAGAATGCCGCTATGGCACGAGATACGAGCCGTAACACAGCTAAACAGCTTTCAGGCGGTTACAATCCTACCTATGCCGATACAGTCGCAAACGAGGTCTACAATGACCGTATGGGCAATATAAGCGATGCAGAAAGTACATTTAGAGGACTTGCACAACAGGACTATCAGGCAAAGCAGGAGAAAAACGCAAATGTGCTTAACCTCTATAACACGCTTGAGGGTACGGATTACAGCCGTAATCGTGACACGGTAGGAGACTACAAGAACTATCTTAATCTTCTTGCAAGCAGGTACTCAACCGACAGACAGGCAGATGTCAACCTTGACAGCGCTAACAATGATGTTTACTCCACAAAACTTAATGGAGCAGTAAATAATCTCTCATCAGCAAGAGCAGCAGACAGTCAACGCTATTTGTATGACACGGTAAGCGCAAATCAGCTTGCACAAAATGCACAGGCTGAAAGAGAAAACGCTCAGAAGATTGAATACGATAAAAATAAATCTGCTTATGACGCTTATGTTAAGGCTCAGACAGAGTTGGCAAAAGAACAGAAAGCTGCACAGGAGAAAGAGGATAACCGCAGATACAGAGCGGCATATGATAAGTTCGTAGATGCATATGACCTTAAAAATGCTAAGTATGAATACAAGGTCGGTCAGCTTGCACAGGGCTATTATAACGGCTACATCACGCTTGACGAAATGGACTATATTGCCGATAAGCTCAATGTCAGCACGGCTGACCTGACAAGCACGCTTGACAGGATGAGCAAAAACGGTGGAACGCTTAATGATGACCACTACGGCGGTCCGAACTCAATGAGTATCGGTAAAAACACTGATTATTTTCAAACGTCAACTTCAAGAGTTACTACGGACGAAAACGGAAAAACAAAATATTTATCGGAAAAAGAGTGGAACGAACTACCGATAAATAAGAAGAAAAAGTGAGGACTGTATATATGGCACAGCAAAGAAAAAGAACCGCAGGCGACGATTTAAGAGATTTTAAAGCAGGCAAAATCAGCGGAAACTTTTATCACAACGGTATTGACCGTTCGGATAATTATATTCAGCATACATCAGCACCGAGGTATATAACCGATGAAAACGGAAAAACGCAGGTGGCTTCATATAACGAATGGATTCAGCAGGAAGTATTTCAGCATCAACACGATTTACCAAACGACACAAGTTCGACATCATCAAATAATAAAACAGCGACAAATGATATTTCTGTAAAAAGCAGTAACAATACTTCTTCAAGTGCAGGCTCGGATATTAAATCCTTTTTAAACGGAAATTTGAATAAGGCAAACAGTTCCGCAGAGAATTTTAGGGAAGCAATTAAAAACCCGAACAAGCCTTTGGATGATAGAGTCAAAGGACTTACATACATGTATAATGCTGCGGTTGCAACCGGTGACAACAAAACAGCCGAGAAAATGCAGAAAGAATATGATGAACTTGCCGACAGGGTTAATAAGCAGACGGAAATAAACCGACATAACGCTAAGGAATATGCGCGCAGTCAATCTTTAAAAGGTATGACCGAAGAAAGAAAAGCATTAGTTGATGAACGCAACAAGTATGCACTTGATAACGGACTTGTAACCTCTACAGGTATTGATACAAGAAAAAAGGATAGGTATAAAGTTTATTCAGAGTACAATTCAAAAATTGATGAGCTTGACAAACAGATTGCAGAAAAGCAGAGAAACGGCGAGTATGATTTAAGTGATTCGCAGAAAGCTGTTCTTGCCGATATTGGCAACAAAGCAAACAAACTTACGGAAAGTTTTGAAAACAAATATAAAAACTCAACGCTTGAGCAGAGGCTTAATGCGAGATTGCACGCAACAACAAGTGAGCTTAACTGGCTTAATAAGCATATGTATGACAATTCATCAAGCAAGGAGTTGGAAGAATATAAAAAAGAACTGAGCAAAGAATACGAAAATCTGTATGACAGAGGAACAACAGGTACAGATGAAAACAAAGAAGCAAGACGCAGGAATATTGAAGATGAACAGGATAAAATTGATACATACATCAATAGAGCAAAACTTTCCGAACAGAAAAAAAGAGAGTATGACGATATAGTTGATAAGAATGTTATACTCAAAACTGTAATGCAGAAGTACTATGCTTTACAACACTATGATGATACCAAGCATATGCTTGCAAGTACAGGACACGATACTGACAGCATTAAAAATCAGGTAACTCTTGATGATTACAACTATATCAATAAGCTCTCCGACAAAGAGCGTACTAAGATTGAAAAGGATTTTAAGAATCTGAAAAAGGAAGGTTATGACACCGAATCATTATATAAGTGGTATGAAAGAGACAGAGATGCAGAAAAAGCAGCGGAAACTACAAGGACAAGTACAGAGTATGCTGATGAGCACCCTGTACTTGGTTCAATTGCAAGTGTAGGAGCAAGGCTCGGTGGTGCTGTTCCCGATGCAGTAAAATATATCTCAACCGACCTTAATAAGAAATATAACGGCGGTGACGGCTACATTAACCCCGAAGCAACCAATACCGCTATATCTGATGCTATGCGTGCAAAGGTATCTGAAAACATTAACAATGATTTCGGTTCATTCCTTTACAACACAGGAATGAGTATGGCTGACTTTGCCTCTTTGTTACCGCTCAATGCCGTTCCGGGCGGACAGGCTTTGTCACTCGGCATTATGGGCACAAGTGCTGGTGTCGGTGCGGCGAACGAAGTTATCAACAACGGCGGTACAATTGACAATGCGGTAAAGACCGGTATTGCATCAGGTATTGCCGAAACTCTTTTTGAAAAGGTTTCTCTTGAACAACTCTCAGCGTTTAAAGCAAGCGGTAAAAGCACATTTCGTGCGGCTGTCGGCAATGTGCTTAAAGGTGCATTTACGGAAGGCTCGGAAGAGGCTTTTACCGACCTCGCAAACAGATTGACAGATGACGCAATTAACAAGGACCTATCTTCATACAACCTTGCAAAGAAAAATTATATGGAACAGGGAATGAATGAGGCTGAGGCGGAGAATGCCGCAAGCTGGGACTTTTGGAAAAATGTCGGACTTGATTTTGCCGGAGGTGCAATCAGCGGTGGTGTGCTTAACCTTGCTACAGCGGGAATTAATCTTGCAGGTGCAAAAATTGATATGGCACAAAACAAAGAGAGCAACGCACAAATCGGTAAAGCTGTTATGGCCGATGAAAACTTTGACCTTGATTTACTCATTAGGAAAGGTCTTGCAACTGACAAAAACGATAGAGCATACAACTATGCTCACAAAATGCAGAAACTCGTTGAAACCGATAACGAGGGAAAAATCAGTGCCGGAGATGTCGGCAACCTTATGTATCTTATCAACAGAGAGACTGCCAAAAATCCCGAGCTTATAAATAAAATAGCTCAGGTTAAGAAGCAGAATACACAAGAGCAGAGTAATCAGGCCGTTAATGCTCAGAACGAACAGAACCATACACAGCAGAACACGGCTCAGAACGGACAGCAGAATGCAGAACAGGCACAGGCAAGCACTGCAATCGACGCAACCAAAAAAGCCAATACAGAGGCTATCAGCAAAATGTACGGTGTATATGCTTTTGGCAAGAAGCACCCAAACGGCATTATCGCAACAGATACTTCAACAGGTAAGGTCGTCAAGGTTGCACTAAAGAGCCTTGAGTGCTCGGCTAAAATCAATCGCAGTGATGAAGAAAACACACTTATATTCAATACAAATGACGGCAAGCAGGTTAATGCGGACAGCATAACATTTTCTGACAGTCAGCTTGATACGATTGTTCACAGCGCAAACGAATTTGATACATACGGTGCGAGGAATTATATTTCCAACTTTGAGGAGTGGAGAGAAAGTCCGCAGGCTCAGAAAATGAGCGATGAGGAAATGCTCTACAAATATAACAAAGCATATTCAGCCGCATACAGCTTTGGTCGAGAGGGCGTTAAACTTGATTCACTCAGAGAAACTTCTGAATATACGATTCTTAAAAATATTCTCGGTGAACAGATTGTAAGTCAGGCATTGAGCACCGGCAGAAGAGATGTTGACATTAACACTCAACACCATGCCAACAGACTGACCGAGTTAATCAACCGCAACGGCAGAGCCGACACAAGCGGTGTGAGCGTGTATGCAGACAGCGGAACAGATGTTTCACACATTTCGCAGGAGCTTATTAATACACTCGGCAACCTTGCGACAAAGACGGGCAGAAACATTATTATCTCAGATCGTCTTGCTGACGGAGTGAACGGTGTTGCAAGAGACGGCAACATTATTTTAAGCTCAGAAATTTCAAGTCAGAAAATCCTTGCCACAGCTTTACATGAAGCCGGACATATGATTAAGAAAACCAACCCAACCGAATGGCGAACGTTGAGTGACTTTGTGTCAGACTATCTTGTACGCAAGGGTGTTGACCTTAACAAGATGATTGACCGCACAATTGAGAGATACGGCAACCGACTGCAGGCCGATGAACACGAAAACACAAGAGATGCCGCTCTGGAAGAAATAGTATGCGACACACTGATGAGCATTGCCTCAGATGAAAAGGCTCTCAATATTGCCCTCAGCACCAAGCAGAATAAATCAAAAATTGCAGCGGCAATTAAATCTTTGATTGAAAAAGTAAAGAATTGGCTCATCGACAAAAGCACAAACTACGGAGCTAAAGCATTTGCAAAAGACCTTGAAGCACTTGAAAACCTCGCTCAAAGATTTTCTGAGGCGGCAGACACCGCAAGAGAAAATATCACCGAGCAAGCAGAGGTTCAGAACGGTGAGAGGTTGGATGTTGAGAAATATTCAATAGGAAGTACCGACAACATAGTACAAGCGGAATTTGAAAAGAAAGTTGATGAAATTGAAAAAAACACCTACAACAGTGATAATGTTGTAATTATGGGTATTACACCTAAAATCCTTCAAAAAATCGGATTAGCACCATTACCTCTTGCTATGACTAAAAATCATATTTATTCTGTCGCAGTATCAGATACAAGAGCAAAAAGTGAGGGGAGATATCATAAAAATACCAATTATCACAATTTAGGGTTTGATACTGTAAAAGATATTTACAATAAAATTTCTGATCCGCTTATGGTAATAGCTCACCCTGATTTTGCGGTAAAGAAAAATAAGAGCAAAGACAGCACCCATAAAGTAGTTGTTTTAGTTGATTTATCAGTTGGCGGAAAACAGGTAATTGCACCGATAACTGTTGATTATGAGGGAATGTACAATAACACACACATAGATGTTAATCTTGTTGCAACATATTTTGATAAGGATAATATCAACGATTATATAAAAGAAGCCATTGCTTTGGAAACAATGGGCAAAACAGGATTCTTTTATTTAGACAAAAAAAGAACCCAGAATATTTTTAAGAAGTCAGGGTACCAATTACCCAGCCGACTTAAAAATTCGGGTTCCAATATTATTATACGTCCTATTGATGATATTGTCAATAAAAAAATCAATAATATTACTCAAAGCAAACAATTTATCAGATGGTTCGGTGATTGGCAGAATAGCCCTGCAAAAGCGAGTAAAGTGGTAGACAACAACGGTGAACCGCTTGTTTTGTACCACCAAACAGAAAAAGAGTTTACAACCTTTGATACAAAACAAAAAGGCTCGGGAGAATTTGACAGTGAAATGCCTACGGGTATATTTATGAAACCGACAAACAACGATATCGGAGTTGGCGGAAATATTCAAATGCCGTTGTATGCCTCTATTAAAAATCCCCTCATTGTCAACAACAGAAGCGAACTTGTTAAATTTTACGATAAGAATGTACAGGGATATACGAAAGCTAAAAGTGCGATAGACAGCGTTAATAAGGAATACAAGGCTAAATTCAACGAGGAGATGAAAAGAGAAAACGAGGAATATCAAAAGCTGTGGAATGCGAAAAAGAACGGTGAAATATCTGAAGAAGAGTACCAAAAATCCATATCAAGAGATGCACTTGATGAAATTATGGAAGAATGGGAAAATAAGGTTAATGAAGCAAGCCATAACGCTAAAGCCTTGATAGATGATTATTTCAAAAACAGCAATTATGACGGTGTTATCGTTAATAATGATGTCGGCAGTTTTGGAAGAAGCACAAAAACATTCATAGCATTTGAAAATACTCAGGTTAAATCTGCAACAGACAATATCGGAACATTTGACGGCAATAACCCTGATATTCGTTACAGTCTTGATGAAGATTATGATTTTACAGATGAAGATGAAAAAGCCGGTGCAATACACGATACGCTGAATTTTTCAATTGACGATGAATACGATGATTGGCTTGTGAATGACGACGGCAAAAGTGTTTTTGACGCTGTAAAGGACGAAAAGAACCCCGACAGGCGGATCAGCATTTTATATCATTATGCCGGCAAAACCGCCGAACACGGAATGCGCGTGGGCAAGGATATACGAATCGGTCAATCAGGAATGCACCGTCTTGTGTGTAATGTTTTGCAGGAATACGGAGTAAATCTTAACGGTAAGAACAAATCAAGAATTGAAGCGTTTAAGTCAGTTGTAAATGACTTTGAAAATTCCGTCAAAAATGATACGCAGAGTTTTAACGATGCAATTGAGAGCCTTGCGGAAGAATGCAAAGAATATCTGAAAAAATCTTCCTTGATTGACAAAAAGCATTCCGAGTGGGCAAAGGATTTAAGCGACAGTCTGAAAGAGGTTACCCTTGTTATTCCGAAAGGTGACATTGATTTTATTAAAAGCGCCTACGGCAGTATTACAAACTTCCGTAAAGCACTTATGGGTAAAATCAACATCAGAACAGCAAAGGGATATGCTCTCATCGAAAGTGTAAACGAGGGCAGTATTGAAGATGTCGGAAATTCAATTTCAGAGATTATCGGAGATATTGCAGGAATTGATGAAACCTTTAACTGGAGAAGTGAAGAGGGATACAAAACACTTGAAAGGTTTATTAACTATGACCTTGCAGAACATTTTGTTTCAATTGACGGAAAGAGTGTACAGTCAATTGACGAAACGTCAATTGAAATGGCTTTTGGTGTTGCTACGGAATATTTGAAACAACAGGCAAAAGAAGTTGTTCTTGACAATAATGCCAATAAAGAATTATTGCACAGTATTACCGAAATATATAATCAGGCTAACGAGGAACACGAACTGCTCTTAAAGGAAAAGAATGCAAGATATGCAGAACAGATTTCGGAGCAGAAGAAAAATGCCGAAAAGCAGATTAAATCTTTGGTAAGAAAGAACAATAAGAAAACCGAGCAGTATATCAAAAATGATATTAAGCTGAGGAATAAAATCAAAAGCGATGCAAAGGAATACAGAATTACTCTTCGTGCAACAAAAAAGACGGTTGCAGAAGAATACCGTGCTGAGCGTGATAAAACGAAGTATCGTCAGAAAATCAGTACAACGCTTGAAAGGCTTATTAACAGACACTTAAAGCCTAAGCCGAGCAATAATGTTCCTATTTCGGTTGTGAAACCTTTGTACAGACTTCTCTCCGAATTGACAGGCAATTATTCGGGATTTTCCAAAGGTGTAAACGACATTACGGAAAAGACGGGATATAACAAAACCGTCAATCAAAAAGATGAAAGAGTAAACAAAGTAACATTGTCAGCAGAAACCGAGAAACTTATTTCGGCTTTAAACAGCGAAATTGCAAATACTGACGGAAAAATTACTTTACCACCGGCAATGAGAAACGCTTTGCTGGGATATAATGTGTTTGACAACAAAGGCAATATCAAACAGCATTTTACAGGGCTTCTTGAAGATGTAAGAAATATTTTTGAGAAAGCCGAGAAAAACGGAAAAACCTCGTTAAAGGACTTTTCTCTTAGTGAGCTGAAAAGAATAAGCACAGCTTTCAGCGAAGTAAAGAAACTGCTTGACGCTGCAAATAAGATTGTCATTAACGGCAAGGAGTATGACGCTTATCTTGTATCACGAAAAGGTGCTGAGGAACTCAAAAAAGTTACAGGCACACACAAGAAAGGTTCTAATACACAGGCAAGCACTGCCAAGAGGACGCTTTTGGCATACCGCAAATATATGTCAGATCCGATACGCTTTGCACGAATGATTTCGGGTTATCACAATGACAGCGTGATTGTTCAGCTGATGGATATGCTGAATCAGGGACAGTCGGACGCAGAACAATTAAGCATTGACTGGACGAATAAGTATGAAGAACAAATGTCCCGTTTCTCATATAAAGCCAAAAAGGATTATGTCAGAGAGCAGGCAATGGAATTTGACGGCATAGACTCTAACACCAAAGAGGAACTTGTTGACAAGAAAACAGGCGAACAGGTTAAAGTTGGACTTACTGCCGATATGCTTGTTGAAATGCTCCTTGAATATGAGGATGAATACGGCAGGGCACATATGATGTACAGCGGTTATCAAGTGCCGAATATCAAGTACATAAAACGGAAAAACCAACAGCTTATGTATTCAAAGGACAGCGGTTGTTATATTCTTCCCACAGAGTCGGATATTTCACGAATCAGGGATTATGTCATGAACAATGAGATTGCAAAAACTGTTTATGAAATTTGCCGTGAGATGTACAATGAAGATATGCAGAATGCCGTCAACAAGGTGTCAAACGAAAAATACGGATATGAAATTGCAAAGGTAAAAAACTATTGTCCTATCACGATTGACGAAGATACGGTTTACGGAACATTTGCCGATGTGCTGATTAACAGAAGTATCAACAGCCGAGCATTCCTTCATGAAAGAGAAAATTTCAAGTACAACAGGCTGAAACTTAAAGGTGCAACGGCAAAGCTTACCTCTCAGATTAAAAGCGTGTCAAGCTGGTGCGGTCTTACGATGCCGATTGAAACATTTAACCGTGTGTTCAATATGCCACGCTACGACCACAAAAATGACAGCCTTGTTAAAGCTGTTCAGGAAGAAAACCTTAATTCTGCCGAAAATATCAGACAAAAAAATAACACCCATGCGGATGAAGAAGAAAAATCCAAGCTGAGCATTGACGAACACTTTACCGATAAGTACGATGAATGGGATAAAAAGGGCGGACGATTTTCGTTCAGAGTAGGAACAACATCAGAGGTTCTTCAAAGATTGGGTGTTGACGATAAAAATATTTGGTGGGATACTTCCAAAATACTTAAAATCAAAAACAAACACCCTGAAATGACAGATGATATTCTTAAACAAGTGCCTAATGTTTTGGAATCGCCTATTATTGTTATGGAGTCATATACAGTTAAAGGTAGATTAGTATTATTTGGTGATGTTTACGATGCAAAAAATAATCCCGTGTTGGTAGCTTTAGAGTTAAATCCTATAGGAGAGGGTGGAAAAAGCCTTGATATTATAAAAATAGCAAGTGCCTACGGCAAAGACAGTAATTTGCAACATATGATTGATAAAAGTAATATATTGTATGTTGAACCAAATGAAAAGAGAACCCATACTTGGCTAACGGGTAATGGGCTCCAATTGCCTCTGCCTAGTTCCAAGTATGGATTCTCTGACAATATTAAATCACAGAATCAAGGTGATGTCAAGTACAGCGTTGAAAAAGAGGCGCACTCAACGCTCAGCATTGACGAGGTTCTTGATTTCATTGAAAGGGAAGAAAAGCAAAAGAAAAAGAAGGAAAGCACATCGACAACGGAATATTTCCCGAGTATGAAGGAAATAATGAAACAGCAATGGGGCAACGAAAGCGAAGAATACATAAGTAAACTCATGGGCGATTTGCAGGGCTCGACAAAACAGGCTGATCCGGGCAGAATTGATATGCTGACAGGAAAATATATAAGAGCGGTACTGACAGCAAATATCTCTTCGGCTATCAAACAGTTATCTTCTTATCCATTGGCAGCGGCAAGGGTAGGCTGGAAAGCAACCCTTGCAGGACTTAAACACATTCGTCCGGGAAAGCATACTCCGTTTTTAAACAGAGCGTTACCCGACAGCTACAAGCAAAGTATTCCGTATGATGAAATTGCTAAATATACTCCTATACTTGAATACAGAAAACAGGGCAACAACAGCCGTGAAATGGCAGAAATCAGCAGATACAAAGGCTTGATTGACAGTTCGGGTTGGGTAGGACATACTCTTGACCGTTTAAACTGGATCGAAAAAAATGATGTGCTTATGGTAGAAATGAACTACTGGATTGCCTATGAGCATGTAAAGGGCAATATGGGAATATCTCCCGACAGTAAGGAATTTATGCCGAATGTTGCAAAAACGCTTGAGGACATTATTAACAATATGATGCCTAACAGTTCGGTAATGCAACAAGGACAGATTTTGAGAAGTAAAAATCCCGTGAACAGAATATTTACAATTTGCAAAAGTCAGGTTTTCTGTATGGTAAATGCCGCAATGGACGCAAGCGGTGAATACAACGCAAGGCTTAAAGATTACAAACAGGCTGTAAGTGAATTTGAAAAGAAGCAGGCGAGAACGGAAGTTAAGATTGCAAAGAAACAGCTTGCAAGGACCTACTCCGCAATTATTGTCAGTACAGCTATGACCTGCGGAATTTTGATGCCGTTGATAGCCGCATTGTTCGGCAAGTGGGACAGATACCGTGACGAGGACGGCAATATTACTCCGTGGTCTGTCGGTTCAAGGCTGTTGAAGGATTTCGGTTCTGAATTAACGGGCATGTTCCTTTTCGGTGACACGGTGTACAATACCGTATTAGCACTCATTGATAAAAACGAAGAATTTTACGGATTATCTCTTCCGGGTGTTGACACGATTAATGACTTTATAACGGGAATCATAAACATTGCCCGTTCCGATACACCCGAAAAGCTGAGAAAAAATATTTCTTCACTTGTGGGAACACTCGGAATGCTGACAGGACTTCCAACAAAGAATTTGATGAACTTGTTTCAGGGAGCATGCAATCACATTGAAAACTTCACAAAATACGGCGGTACACCGACTGTTAATGACTACGGTGAAGTGTCTATGCAGATGTATGCTAATTACTGCTATGAGGCTCTTATTGACGGCGACAAAAAGAAATTTGCAAAACTTTATTCAGAATGGCTGAAAGGAAAGACTTCCACAGGCAAGCAGGTTGATAAAAGCTATATTAACAGCAAACTGAAAACAGAGCTTGAAGATGATACGGAAATCATTGCCGCAGGAAATGCGTTCTTTAACGGCGATTTGACGGCATATGAAAATACGGTTGAAAAGTATTCTGACTTAGGCTTTGACAAAACAACCGTTGTAAAAGCCATTAATTCGATTGTCAGTGACCTTGAAGATGAACAAAAAAATGCAGAAGGACTTGATAAGTACGACAATGAAGAAGAGAGTGACAGCAAACCCGAATTGTACAAGTATTCGGATGCATTTGACTTTTTGAAGAACGGCGATACTGAAAGCTATGAAAAGGTTGAAAAATACCTTATGGAGCATAAAGGTAAGACAAAGAATCAAATGAAAAAGCTGATGCAGAGTGCAAGCCGAACTGATCCTATATTTAAAAAGTATATTGAGGCAAGCAAAAGCAATGATGCAGATACAACGCACACATTGTACAGACAGTTACTGAATATCTACGGCTCTGAAAGCAAGTTTAAATCAGCTCTCAGAAAATGTCAGGATAAAATCAAAAAGCAAAAAAGTAAATAAACAAATTGAGGGCAGCGGAAACGCTGTCCTTTTTTGTGGGTTTTAACTTTTTTGAGTTCGCAGAAAACTATATAATGTAATTAACGATAGGGGGCGGCATTATGAATACGCTGAAATTTGAAGTATATAAAAATACCCTGAAACGCAGAGACGGATTTAATCCGGTTCTCGGTGAAAAGAAATACACTAAAATCAAATGCTACTTTATGGAATCCGACTGGGACAACTGCGCTCTTGTTACGGCAAATTTTATGAGCGAAAAAGATAATATCGTTAAAAGTACAGTGAGCCTTACAACTGATGACAAAACCGCAGTGTTTGACATACCGTCAGAGCTTGAGGGGGATAAAGTCTATTTCAGCCTGACCGGAAGTTATGCAGATAGCAATGGCAATACAGTAACACTCAATACCAACCTTGTCGGAATTAACAGGCAGAAAGGTATGTTGCCGAGTGCTTCAACTGGCATAAGCCTTTTCGAGAAAATTATAGTGGCTGTAAACAGTATGGCATCAAGACTGAAAGATACGCTGAATCAATTCATGAACACATATCCGAATGTTGATGCAAGTAATTTGACTTGGCTCAACGTCAGATCGTTAGGAGTAGATAACACAGGCGCTGACACTACTCTTGGTATGCTTGTATTTTATCCGCTTGACAACAGAACTTTATATTTTCCGAAGGGAACATATAAATGCAACGGGTTAGCCCTCGAAAATGTTGAAAATCTGACAATTATATGTGATAATGCTGAATTTATTTATTGCAATAAAGCTACTGACAACACAGACTCAGCAGGCACAAGTGTACAAAGTACATTTTTCAAATTTACCGGTTGTAAGAATCTGACCGTTATTGACGGTAACTTTGACGGCAAAAATAAAGTGTCACAGATTATTACTTTGATTAATTGCCCAAATGCAAACATAGACAATGTTAATATATCTAATGCAGGCAATGCTTTATCGGCAACAGCGGCAGGTATTAATTTTTTGAGAAACTGCTCACACTTTAATGTCAGAAATGCCAAAATATCAGGCATTAAAGCCGGAACTGTCGGCCCAGACGGATACATTCATTCATTTGGCATTGGCGTGACAAGCGCAGGAAACGGGTACAGTCAACACGGTAACATTGTTAATGTGCGAATTAATGATATTGACGGATATAATTCCGGAGATGTTAAGCCGGACGGTGACGGTATCTACTTGATCGAAAGGCCGACCGATGATTTCAGCGGTGACGGCTATATTAATATTTCAAGGTGCGAAATAAAGGGATGTGCCAAAAGAGGAATTAAGGTTTCAACAAGGCATGTCAATATCTCAGACTGCTATATTGATGTTGACAGCTGGGGCTCGGCAATTGAGGCGCAGTACGGTAAGTTGACATTGAGGGATTCAATTATCAAGAACAGATATGCAAGCTGTCTGACTCTCGACTGGGACAACGGCACTAACTACATTGACAATTGTAAACTCTACGGTGCAGGAAAAGACGAAAGCTCAAAGTACGGCAATTACAAGGGCAATGGTATTGTGCTTAATCAGAGGTTGTCGTCAAGAGACGAACCGTACAGTGATGAGCCGTGCAATATCAGCATTAACAACTGCTTCGTTGACGGTGTATTCTCTCCGATTATTTCGGGATATGACAATAACATCAAGTACAAGTACGGAAACATTGTTGTTGATAACCTTAAAATTGGTCACTACAGAGATGCATCGGCAATCAAGCTCAATTCTACTATGATGACAGATGTCAATCGGCTTGTACTTTCGGATATTATGTATCAGTACGGAACAACAGAAGCAGAAGTGCTGAACGCAAACAATGAGTATTATGCTCTTAGTAATACGGCAGGAACTACAATTAATCTCGGCACACTGTCATCATATGTTAATCCTAAGCGATTGGTATATGACACAAATCTTACCGATGATTACAATGAAATCTTTAAGTTTTATAACCTTAACAATGCAGACTTTGGCGGTGAGACAGCAAAGGTGACAGATGTGCTTGAAGATTCACCGAACAGTGCAGATATTGCCGACGGAACCTATACAAGTGTAACCAATACTAATTTAAGTGTGTCAGTCGCTGACGGTACAATGAATGTAGCTTGTTCAACGGCATACGCTTCTGCATCATATGTCTATATTCCAATTTCAAGCATTACTCTTGACGGAAATGTATTTGACTTTGTTGTTTCTGATATAAGCAAGACAACAGCAGATGTTACTTTAACGCTTGCCAATGCCAAGAAGGCTACAATTGCCGGATTAACTGAATTTGCGCTAAACAAAACAGTAAAATCAACCATTGTAGGTAATGTCAGCGGTACGGCATCGTTTGTCCGCATTAAGCTCAATGCAAACAAAACGGCAAGCCTCTCGTGCAAGGTCAACTTTAAAAATCGCCAAAAGGTTTTAAAAGGACAGGTGGAAGCAAGATTGAAAATTCTTGAAGAGAAAATAAAAACATTGGAAGGTGCAAACGCGTGATAGATTGGATTATACAATATTGGCTACAAGCTCTATTCGGTATAATACTTGCAGCAATTGTTGCGATAGTAAAAACGCAGTGGAGCAAAATTAAGGCTATTGGCAAAGGCACACAGTCATTGCTTAGGGCGGAGCTTATCCGGTCGGGCGAAAAATATATCGAAAGAGGTTGGATTGAGGTCTATGCAAAGGATGCATATGACAAATGCTATCAGTCATATCATCACCTCGGGCAGAACGGCACAATGGACGATATGCATGAGAAGGTCATGGACTTACCGACTAACCCTATTATAAGAAAGGATGAAAATAATGAATAAGCAGAAAATTAAGAAATGGGCGGTTGCGGCACTCATCAGAGCCGCAAAGACAATGGCACAGACTGCAGCGGCAACACTCTCAGTTGCGGTAGTAATGAGCGATGTAAACTGGGTAATGGTTGCAAGTTCAACACTTCTTGCTGGCATTCTCTCAATGCTGACAAGTGTCGGTGGCTTGCCGGAGCTTAAAGAAAGCGAGGAATAACAATGCAAAATACCATTACAAAACGACAGATTGACGAATTACTTGAAAAATCAGAAATTAAGGTCGAAACAGTTTACAGTAAAGTAACCGTTGTAAGTTGCAAACTGCCAAACGGATTTGTCTTAACTGAATCAAGCGGAGCAGTTGACCCAGCAAACTATGATGAAAAAATCGGTACAGAAATCTGTATGGCAAGAATCGAAAACAAATTGTGGGAACTTGAAGGATATGTCCTTGCAAAACAGCTTTACGAAAGAGAGAAACAGTAATGAAAACTTATATCGGAGTTAAAAAAATTGAAGCCGAGCCGATGACAAGAGGCGATTATAATACATACAGAGGCTGGCAGATACCTACGGACGAAAATCCGGATGATGAAGGTTATCATGTTAAGCACGCTGACGGTCACGAGTCGTGGTCGCCCAAAGAAGATTTTGAAAACACATTTTTTGAAAAGGGAAAGAACCTTCTGAACGATACGGCGTTACTTATGAGTAGTGAGGATTACAAGGAAAGATTTATAGCTGAATATCAGCAATTGGTAATCCGTTATAAAAGGTTGAAGAAAATGCTTGATGCTTGGGATAAAGGAGAACTGAAATTTGCTCCGACTTGTCCACGCAACGCATATAATATGCAGATTAAAGCAATGGCAGATTATATTGCTGTACTTGAATCAAGAGCATTTATTGAAGGTATAAAAATATTTGCAGAACAGAAAGCGAGTGATTAAAAATGAAAGTTACTGCTGTTGATGTAAGTTTCTGTCAGACGAATGTTGATTACAACAAAGTCAAGGCTGACGGTATAGACACGGTTATTATTCGTGCCGGCTTTGGTAGAGAAACATATCAGAAAGACGCACAGTTTGAAGAACATTACAAGAACGCAAAAGCCGCAGGACTGAAAGTCGGTGTATATTGGTTTTCGTATGCGTACAGCGTTGCCGAGGCGAAAAAGGAAGCAAGTGCTTGCCTTTATTGCTTGAACGGCCGAAAACTTGATTTACCCGTGTTTTATGACCTTGAGCTTGGCTCTCAGACCAAACTCGGCAAAGACACCTTAACCGCAATGGCTGTAGCATTTTGTGAGTGTGTTAAAGTTCACGGTTATTCAGCCGGCGTTTATGCAAGTGCAAGCTGGTTTGCAAGTTATCTCAATTACGAGAAACTTAAAAAGCAATATGCAATTTGGCTCGCACAATGGAGAACAGACTCTCCGTGTCGTACTTGCGACATCTGGCAGAACTCCGACAGCGGAAAAGTCAACGGCATTAACGGAAATGTTGATACCGACATTATATTTAATGCTGACTATAAGGGCAGTTCAGCAACAACGATTACAACGCCGAAATACTCCGGAATTAAAGCTGTGCAGGCTTGGGTAGGCACAACGGTTGACGGTATCTATGGCCCTGACACGAAAAAACATTTGGTTATGAAGTTGCAGGAAGAACTTAACCGTCAGTTTGGAATGAACCTTATTGTTGACGGAATTTACGGTGTGGGCACTCATAATGCAATTGTTGTACTCTCATACGGTTGTAGAGGTAATCTTACCAAAGTTTTGCAGGGCTTGCTCATCTGTAAAGGGTATGACACAAACGGCTTTGACGGTATTTACGGTGTTGGCACAAATTCGGCAGTTAAATCATATCAGCGGACTCACTGTTTGAATGATGACGGTATCGCAGGCGGTAACACATTCAGAAGTTTGTGCGCTTAATCCAACACAAAATCCAACACGTTGAAAATAAAAGTCAGTATTTATCGGCATAATAAGATTAAAATAGTGGGTTCGAATCCCGCCGGCTCAGCCATGAAACAGGCACTTGCAATTATGTAAGTGCCTGTTTCAATTATAGTTAACTGTCGAGGGTTATGCTATTGCGTTGCGACGATATACATAAAAAAAGAATGCAAAAGATAAATTTTTTAAAAATACTCTTGACCTAAAGTTAGCTTGAGGTTATATAATATAGCTAAAGAGAGATATCTATGATTTATATTTAAAATTTATATGATAAGGAGCTCTGATTACGATGTATATTGAAAAAATAAACGGACCGCAGGATGTTAAGAAACTCAGTATTGATGAACTTAACGCTCTTGCATCGGAGATGCGTGACGCTTTACTTCACCGTGCAAGTGTTCACGGCGGTCACTTCGGCCCGAATTTCGGTATTGTAGAGGCAACAATTGCCCTTCATTATGTATTTGATTCACCACAGGACAAGTTTGTGTTTGATGTTTCACACCAGTCATATCCTCATAAAATCCTCACAGGCAGAAAAGAGGCATATATTGCACAGGAGCATTACGATGATGTAACAGGCTATACAAGCCCCATAGAGAGCGAACACGATATTTTTACTGTCGGTCATACATCAACCTCTGTCAGCCTTGCCTGCGGGCTTGCAAGGGGCAGAGATGTAACAAACGGCAATGGTAATGTTATTGCACTCATCGGTGACGGCTCAATCAGCGGCGGTGAGGCTCTTGAAGGTTTTAATGTTGCCGGTGAAATGGATTCAAACCTGATTATTGTTGCAAATGATAACCAAATGTCAATTGCAGAAAATCACGGTGGACTTTATAGAAATCTCAAACTTCTTCGTGACACAGACGGCAAGGCTGAATGTAATCTTTTCAAGTCAATGGGGCTTGATTATGTATATGTCAAGGACGGCAACAATATTGAAGAGCTTATCAAAGCTTTTAAGTCTGTAAAAGATATTGATCATCCTGTTGTTGTTCATATTAACACTCTTAAAGGTAAAGGTTATAAGCCTGCTGAAACTGACAAAGAAAGCTGGCATTGGTGTATGCCGTTTGATATTGAAACAGGCAAAACTACTGTTAATTTTCCTGATGAGGAGGACTACAGCTCAATTACAACAGATTATCTTAGAAATAAGATGAAGTCTGACAAGTCAGTTGTGGCGATTACAGCCGGCACTCCGGCACTTTACGGCTTTACTCCTGACGAGAGAAAAGCATTCGGCAGACAGTTCCTTGATGTAGGTATCGCAGAACAGACAGCCGTTGCAATGGCATCTGCTATCGCAAAGAACGGCGGCAAGCCCGTATTTAATGTTTACAGTTCATTTATCCAGAGAACCTACGATCAGCTTTCACAGGACTTGTGCATTGACTCAAACCCTGCAACAATCCTTGTTCAGACTGCATCGGTAAACGGTATGACAGATGTTACACACCTCGGAATTTTTGATATTCCCATGATTTCAAACATTCCTAACCTTGTTTATATCGCTCCGACAACTAAGGAAGATTACCTTGCAGTCCTCGACTGGAGCATTGAGCAGACAGATTACCCTGTTGCAATTCGTGTTCCCGTTGCAGAACTTGTTTCAACAGGCAAGCCTTGCACAAAGAATTTTGCAGAACTTAATAAATATGAAGTTGCTCAGCAGGGCGGTAAGATTGCCGTAATCGCACTCGGTTCATTCTATGGAATGGGCGAACAGGCTGCAAAGCTTATTGAAGAAAAAACAGGCACAGCACCTACTCTTATCAATCCTTACTACATTACAGGCGTTGACACAGAACTTCTTGAAAGCCTCAAGAAAGACCATGATGTTATTGTAACCCTCGAAGACGGTGTGCTTGACGGTGGCTTTGGTGAGAAGATTGCCCGTTTCTACGGTCCGTCAGATGTTAAGGTTATCAATTTCGGTCTTAAAAAGGAATTCCTTGACAGATATAATCCTGCCGATGTCCTCAAAGAAAACCGCCTCACACCCGAACAGATTGCAGAAGATGCAGTCGCTTTGATTTAA